GGCGTGCGGGCGCGCTCCCCACGGTGGGCGAGTACGTGCGCCTGAACGGCGCGCTCATCGGCCGCTACGAGGCGAGCGGCAACTGGCGCATCACGGTGGCGCTGGCGAGCGCCGACACGTTCACGCTCGTCCCGGTCAGCCCCGACCGGCGCGTGCTCATCCCGGCCGAGGCGCCTGGGGAGCATTACCTCGTCACCGTGACCGCTGCCGAACTGGAGACGGCGCGCATCGGCTACGACGATGAGCTTACGCTCGCGTGGGGCCGAGTGGATTGCCCCCGGTGCGGCGCCGAGGCCGGCGATGAGTGCTCGACGCCGAGCGGGCGCACGCGGCGCACGCCGCACGCGGCGCGCGGGACGGTGCCCCCGCTCCAGCCCCCGCCGCCTCCGCTGCCCGTCTACGTGGGCGAGCCGCGTCAGCGGCCGAGCAAGGTGCGCGTCCTGGAGTCGAGGAACCGGAACGCGGACCTCCGCATCACGGCCGCAGACCTGGCCGAGCGGCGGGCCGTGCGTGACATCGACAGCGGGACTTGACGGTCGGATCAGAGACGGCTATGCTGGGCATCGCCCAAGACGGGCAGGAGGACAACGTGGCGACCAAGAGCAAGCGCAAGGTGACGTTCGACGCGAAGCGGGCCGCGGTGCTGGAGTCGAAGGGGGTCCGCGTGGACACCATCGACCCCCGGCAGGTCGCAATCGGCCTGGACGGGTACGAGGACGGCGGGGCGAACTGCACGCTCTGCGACCACGACATCAAGTGGCTCTACGTGCTCCACCTCGGGCTGACCGACGGGCGCGTGGTGACGTTCACGCCGGTGGGCTCGTCCTGCATCGGCACCTGGGCCGAGTCGCTCCCCGTGAGCGAGGCTCAGGCCGCCATCGTGGCCGCGCTCAAGGTGGCGGAGGAGGAGGCCGAGGCGATCAAGGCGCGCATCCGCGGGTTCAACGCGCAGGCGCAGCAGGGCCACATCACGGAGGGCGAGCGCGACGCGCTCGTGCGCTTCGTGTCGGCCCCGAAGCGCATCCGCGAGAACGAGTTCCTCGGTGACGTGGCCTCGAAGGTCGAGCGGTTCAAGGGCTGGGCCTCGGACCGCCAGCGCGACGCCTGGCTCGGCGCGCTGGACCGCGAGTTCCGCAAGCTCGGGCGCCCGGGCCTCCCGGCCGCGTCGCGCTTCTCGCCCGAGGACGCGGACCTCATCGACCGCGCGGCGAAGATCCTCGGGGATGAGGCGCTGCTCGCCCGGCTAAACGAGGTGGAGCAGGGCGCGCTCAAGGACATCCACGGCAAGGTGGTCCAGTTCGGCTCGTTCATCTCCCCGAAGCAGAAGGGCTTCTTCGCGTCGATCATCAAGCGCGCGGAGGGCTCGGGCCGCGCGAAGCCGGTGCAGGTCGAGGCCGAGCCGAACGGCCGGCCGACGAACCACACGGCCGCGCTCAAGGCGGCCGAGGACTACGACGGCGAGGTGCCCTTCTAGGGCGCCCTACCTGGCGCGCGCCGGAGTGGAGACCGGCGCGCGCCTCAACCCCGCGAGAGCAACAAGGAGCCGACGATGACTGACACGAAGGCGTTCACGAAGGAAGCCAAGCCCCGCCGGCCGGTCACCGACGAGCACTACGTCATCCAGGGGGCCGTGGCCGTCCTGGAGGAGCAGCAGGCGCCGATGACGAGCGTGGCCATCTTCCGCCGTGGGGTCGAGCGCGGGCTGTTCAAGGAGCACGAGTACAACACGGTCCGCGCGCGCCTCTCGCAGCACTGCGACCTCCCCGACGCGCGCATCGTGCGCGCCGCCGGGACGAAGGTGGGCGTGCGCGGGTCGCGGACCACGGCGTGGGTCCTGGCCGAGCAGGGCGGCATCCAGGTGCTCTCGACGCGCGAGGGGCCGGTGGTCGTGCCGGTGCGCATCGCGCGCCCCGCGCGGCGCGCCATCCCGGCGCTGCGCATCCTGCTCACCGACAAGGTGCTCGTCGGCGCTCCGGCGTCGGTGCGCGCGGTCAGGGGTAGGACGGCGCGCGAGGCGCTGCTCTCGAACATCAACCCGGCCGCCGTGCGGTGGCTGGTCAAGCGGCTCCGCCTGGAGCGGCGCCTCGGTGAGCGCCTCGTGGCGCTCGCGCGGGACGTGGACGGGCGGAGCGCGCTCATCGAGGTGGCCGAGCGCCGCCGTGCGAGGACCGCGTGAGCGAGTGCGAGGAGTGCGGCTGCGAGAAGCGCGTGACCACCGACCGTCACGGCGCGACGCTCTGCGCGTGGTGCCGCTGCGACCTGCGGGGCCGGCCCTACGGGACCTGCCCGTACTGCCGAGGCGCGAAGGCGCACGACGGTACGTGCGCGTGCAAGCCGGGGAGGAAGTCGTGAGCGAGTCGTGGTACAGGAACGCGGGCCGTCGGACGAAGTACCACCTCGCGGCGCCGGGGTGGGTCAGGAGCGGGCGCGCCGTCTGCGGCGCGAACATCGCGCGCCCGGGCTACGTGGCCGACAAGCGCGAGCAGATCCCGGCGTGCGTCGGGGCCTGCAAGCGGTGCGAGCGGGGGGTGTCGTGACCGAGCCGGCGCGGAAGAAGTTCACCATCACGAAGCAGGCCGTCGAGGCGGTGCAGGCCGCACCCCCGCGGCGGTTCGTGGCGAGCTTCGACGCCACGCACCTCGACACCTCGGGCGTGGCTGCCGCGCTTCGCGCGCTGGCGGACCAGGTGGAAGCGCCGGCGAAGCTCGCCGCGCGCGCCGAGGAGCTTCGCCTGCGCGTCGCGGCGCTGGACCCCGACCTCGCGACCACCACGCGCATCACGCCGAAGGAGCACGATGGCGCCTACCCCATCGTGGCGAACGGCCAGCAGGTGGGGAGCGCGAGCTTCGCGACCCTGCGCGCGCTGCCCGGACGCCAGGGCTCCCTGTTCGACCTCGCGGATGAGGACGAGGAGCAGGACGAGGAGCCGACCGATGAGGAGTGGGCCGCGCTCGACGCCGAGGAGCGCGACGAGCCGCCGACCTTCTCGGAGGACGATGACATCGAGTTCTACCAGCACGACACCTGGAAGCCGGGCATCGTGCTCGACCAGGCAAGTCAGTTCACCTATCTCATCGAGGACAAGCACGGCCGCCGGTGGGAGGTGAACGTCCAGTGCCTCCGCAAGCCGGACGAGGAGTAAGCGATGAAGGTTACGACCGTGACGCTCTACGACGAGAGGGGCGAGCCGCTCCCGCCGGTCACGTTCCCGAGCGCGCGCGAGGCGCGCGAGGCTGAGGCGGCGTGCCGGGAGAAGATCCTGGCCGCGCTCGGCTGGACGCAGCACAGCGCGAAGCTGGCCGAGTTGGCCTGGTTCCTGCACGAGAAGGTGGCGCGCGAGTTCTACGACACGCACGGCTACCCGTACGAGACGCCGAGCCTGGCGTGGCTGGAGGAGCGGCTCTCCGTCATGAGCCGCCAGATGATGCAGTTGTCCAGCCTGAACGCGCCCCCGGTGATCCTGGAGAATCAGCGTCGGCTCATCGCACAGCGCGAGGGCTGGATCAAGGCGTGGAAGAAGGAGCACGGCGATGAGTAACGAGGAGCGCATCGAGAACCCGTTCGGGCAGGCGGTCTGCGACTTCTGCCTCAGCCCCGGCCCGCGATGGTCGTACGACCCGAAGGACCCCTCGCTCGGGGCGGAGCCGATCCTCGACGGGAGGGCCATCTACTTCCCGGGCACGAGCGCGTGGGCCGCCTGCACGCGGTGCGCGACCATCTTCGACCGCGGCGACCTCGCCACGCTCGCGCGCGTCTGCGCCGAGACGGCCGCGCGGCGGCTCGTGGCCGTCGGCATCCCTCCGGCCCCGGACCTGGAGGCGGACATCAAGCGCCTGGAGAAGATCCACGCCGAGTTGAAGGCCGGGCTCGGCCCCCGCCGGCGCGCGTCCGCCGTCGAGCAGGCCGTCCCGGCTCCGGGCGCCACGCTCCGGCCGCAGCAGCGCCACCGGCCGGAGGCGAACTGATGACCTCCCTGCCGATGACCAAGTGCCAGATGGATGGCTGCGAGGAGCGCGTCGAGCCGGGCCGCGCGCTCTGCGCGACGCACAGCGTGGCCGGGGCGCTCGACGCGGCCTTCGGGCGCGCGCGGAGCGGCAGCACCACGGCGCCGGTGTGGGTCATGGTCTGCGAGCCGCGCCGCTCCGAGGGCGGGCGCGCCGACTCGTTCCTCGTGGCGTGGAAGGGCGAGGCGTTCGACGGTGAGGTGAACGCCATCGGCTCGATGAACGCCGGCGACTACGGCCTCGATGACGTGCCCGGCCCGGGCCTGTGGGTCCTGGAGGGCACGGTCAAGCTCTCCGCCTACCGCTGCAACAACCCGCTGGACCCCGAGGAGTGGGACACGTCCATCGAGTTCGACGGCGAGTTCCGCCGGCCGACGCAGGGTGAGTTGACGGCGGCGGCGCGCGGCTATGCGCCTGGCGGCGTCAAGCCGGCGAAGGCGTTCCCCCCGGAGAAGCATCAGTGCCCCGACTGCCTCGCGCTCCACTGGCGCCCCGAGGAGCGCGAGGCGGTGCGCGAGCGGTGGGAGCGGTGCGCCGCCTGCAAGGAGCCGGTGACCGACGACTACATGCTGCGGGATGAGGTGTGGCTCGCCGCGGGCGGGAAGCTCGGGCCGGGCGGCGGGGTGCTCCACCTGCGATGCGTCGAGAAGCGCCTCGGGCGCAAGCTCGCGCTGGAGGACTTCGCGGACGTGGGGATCAACAACGCCATCCGCTGGGCGTGGGACAGGGCTCAAGTTCTCGGTCGGTCCGACCGATAGGGGGGCAGGAGGCCGTCATGGAGTTGTCGTACAGGGAGCGGCATCGCGAGCGCGAGGCCCCGGGCGTCTACTGCAAGCTGCACGTCGGGCACGCGGTCATGTACTGCGACGGGTGCAAGGTGATGTGGTCGCCGTGCTGCGGCGAGCAGTCGCCCCACCCGGTGGACATGAACCTCGTGAAGCACCTGCGCGCGCAGATCGCGCAGAACCCCGAGGGCTACGCGAACGCGGCCAAGCTGCGGGCCGTCGCCGGTCGGCTTGCTGCCGACTTGACGGGCGGACCAAAGCACGGTAGAACCTCGCCATGCCCCGAGGGCGCAGGAAGCTGACCCCGAAGCAAGAGGCACATCTAGCGCGTATACGCCAGAAGCCGGAGGACTTTTGGCGGAACACGGTGAAGTTGCCGAACGGGTGCTGGGTATGGACTCTTAGCCGAGCCGGAAAGTGGGGGCGTTACGGGCAAGTGAAGCGCGGCGGGACCGTGTGGGGCGCGCATCGCTACGCCTACTTCTTGGTGCACGGAAAGATCCCACCCGGAAAGATGGTCCTGCATCGCTGCGATAACCCGCCGTGCGTGAACCCGGAGCATCTATTCCTCGGGACGCACGACGACAACATGGCGGACGCAGTTCGGAAGGGGCGGATGAAGCGGAAGGCTGGGGAGCCATGAGCGACGCGCCGGAGTTGGAGTTCAAGAGCTACAGCCCGCCGGGTGGTGCGCGGATGCGCCGCCTCTCGTTCTCGTGGACTGCCGAGGACGTGCAGAACTTCATCGAGTTGCACGGAGTCGGTGCTGAGGTGGGGATCGCTGAGGCGGTGGCGGAGGAGATTCGCCGCGAGATTGCCGTCCTCGCGGAGCGCGCGCGCAAGCGGTGGGAGCGGCTGCGGCGCTACCAGAAAAAGTGCAAGAAGGGGCAGCGCCGCAACCGCAAGGAGCGGGCGGCGCGATGAGCCAGGCCGGCGACTGCAAGGCGTGCGGGAACACGCGGAAGAACAGCAAGGGCGGCGAGTGCTGGCCGTGCGTGAACAGGGGGTTGACCGTGACCGGAACGACGACGATGACCAAGGGCCCGACGCTGCTCGCGCAGATCGGCAACGTCGAGGACGGGGCGCCGTGGATCGCGGACGAGAGCATCGACCTCGCCGTGATGAGCCCGCCCTATTTCGAGGCCGACGGCGCGACCGTCCAGATGTTCACGGCGCTGGGCGCGCTCCTCGCGCGCACGCTCAAGCTCGGCGCGCGGGCCTTCGTGAACATCGGCCAGGTCAGCGAGGACTACGACCGCATCTTCGACGCGCGGGCGTTGATCTTCCGTGGCGCGAGCAGGCGCCTCTCGACGTGGCAGACCATCGCGTGGGTCAAGAGCTTCGCGGCCCCGGGTGAGGCGACGCAGGGCCACTACACGCCGATCAGCAACAGCGAGCACATCCTGTACAGCGGGCACGAACTCGTGTTCCAGTTCGTGAAGGGCATCCCGAAGAAGGCGCCCCCGCTGGCGAAGCTCGCGGTGGGCGTGCCCTACGCCGACAAGAGCAACCTCGACCGCGGCACGCGCGGGAAGAACGGCGACCTCCACGACCCGGGCGACACCTGGTTCATCCCGTACGACACCACGGGCTCGAAGGACAAGAAGGCGCACCGGCACAGCTACCCGGCGGAGCTTGTGCGCCGCCTCATCGTGCTCGCGAACCTCCCCGCCGGCTCGACGGTGCTCGACCCGTTCATCGGCGGGGGCACCACGGCCGAGGTGGCGCGCTCGCTCGGGCACAGCGTCGTGGCGATGGACCGCGACCGCGCTTGCATCGACTCGCTCCTCCTGGCCTGGGGCCTGCCGCCGCACGAGCACACCGACGAGCCGCTCGTCACGAGCACCATCGAGCGCGTCCCGGCCGAGAGCGCCGGCGACTTCACGCCGCCGCGCCGCCGGAAGATGAGCAAGACGCTCGCGGCGTTGATGGACAACACGTTCCCGGACCCCGTGAGCGACGGCGGGACGCCGATGCACCCCGACGACACGCTGACCGGCGAGGAGCCCGACGGCCCGGGCGACGACCCGACCAACCCGCCCCCGATCCCCGGGAGGATGTGCGGAACGCCCGGGTGCTCGAACCCGCAGATGCACCGGACCAACAGCGGCGACCTGTGCATCAACGGGCACGGCGAGTTCACGGGCAAGCCGGCGAAGCCGAAGCGCAAGAAGCGCGAGCCCGAGCCGCAGCCGGACGAGACGGACGCGGCGAACGGCGACGGCTACCCCGAGCCCGAGCCGCCGCGCCGCCCGCTCAAGAAGAAGGTGCTGCTCAAGAAAGTGAAGGCGAAGAAGTGAAGAAGCCGAACGCGCGCGCTTGCTACGGCAATCCACCGCAGAGCCCCGAGGAGATTCGTGGGTTTCTGTGCAACCCCATCTACGCTGGCATCCCGCCGTACCCCGCGGTCGTGCGGGATGAGCAGTGGGTCAAGGCTGCGCTCAAGCTCATCAAGGAGGAGGGCGCCGAGCAGTTCCTTGTGAACTTGCTTCATCTCCTCCGCGGCAGCATGGAAGAAGCCCGGAGTCTGGGCGCGTGATTCACCAGGAGCCGGCCCACCCGTGCCACGGCTACGTCCGCGAAACTACGCCGGCCGGCGGAGTACACAAGCAGGCGATGCCCCCGCGGTACGTGCCGCGTGGGCGTGACCCGCGCTCAACGGGTGGGCTGGCTCCGCTTCCGCATCATGGGACCCTTGGCGTGCGCGGGGCGGGTTTTCCTCCGACCTAACCTCACGACCCCAACCCTTCGGCGCCAAGGGCCCCACCGTTCACCAAGAGAGACGACGATGAGCTACGACCACGACGACGAGAACGACAACCGCCCCCGCACGCTGCTCGACATCCTCAACCGCATCTTCACCGGCGACAGCCAGCAGCGCGTCTACGCGCAGCGCCAGCCGCAGCCCGACCCCGAGGCGCGCGAGCGGGCGCGCTACCAGGAGGGGCTCATCACGGAGCTTCTCACCACGTTCGCGGGCAAGGGCCTGCTCACGAACGCCGAGGCGCGCGACGTGATCGCTCGGGCGAAGGAGCGGGTGGCGAAGGCGAAGGCCGAGACGCCCATGTCCTCCTCGCCCACGGGGTGCCTGTGCCCCATGCACGACATGCGCCCGCACAAGGTGCTCGACTGCGCGCCGTGCCACGCGCCCATGCCGCATCTCATCGAGGGCACCGTGGCCCGCTGCCGCCGCTGCCTCACGGCGCGGTCGGTGTAGCGATGGCTCAGGACGACCTCGTGCCGGACGGCGCGCTCGCGAAGCGCGCCGAGGTGCTCGCGCAGGCGGCGCAGAGCCTCTACGACATTGTGCTTACCAGGAGCCACCTCCGCGAGACGGCGGCGCTCCTCGGCAGCGCGCGGTCGGACCTCCTCGCGGCGAAGGGTGGCATCGAGGAGAAGTCCCACGACGACCCCGACCAGGTGAAGTACCGCTCGCGCATCCGCAAGGAGGGCTTCCCCACGTACTCGGGCGTCTGGTTCTACCCCTTCGACCCGAAGCCGGAGGAGGTGCGCCACGACGACATCGTGATGGGGCTGCTCCACGAGTGCCGCTACAACGGGCAGGTGCCGCGCTTCCTCTCGGTGGCCGAGCACAGCGTGAAGGTGGCCGCGATGGCGGAGCACCTCATCATGCTCGACGTGCGCGCCGGCCGCGTGGCGGAGGAGTACGCTTTCCACGCCGCGCTCTACGGGCTCCTGCACGACGCCCACGAGGCGTACCTGGGAGACATCATCTCCCCGCTCAAGAAGTGCATCATGCACGCCTCGGGCGAGGCGTGGGAGGTGATCGAGGGCCGGGTCCAGGCGGCGATCCTCGACGCGTACGGGCTCCCGCCGCCCACGCCGGAGGTGGAAGCGGTGGTGGACCTGGCCGACCGCTTCGCGCTCTACTGCGAGGCCATCGTGCTCAAGAGCAACTCGCAGCCGGAGGAGTGGCCCGGCATGAAGGTGCCCCCGGCGGAGGTGCAGGCCGTGGGCTTCGTGCGCCGCGAGTGGCCCGAGTGGGCGAAGGTGCGGGCGCTCTACGACGGCGAGGTGCGGCGCCTCGTGGCGACTCTCGGCGGCGTCATCCCGGGCGACCGCACGAGCCACGAGCAGAAGCTCCGCGAGCACGTCCAGGCGAAGATCGAGGCCCCGCTGCATCAAGCTGCGCGGCAGTCCGGCTCGTGGCGCAACAAGGTGCAGTCGGCCTCGGTGGACATCCCGCCGGAGTTGATGAACGAGCCCGAGTTTCGGAAGGAGCAGTAGCATGGCCCTGTTCGATGACCTGACGGACGAGCAGCGCCAGCGCAGCGCCAGCGACCGCCTCCCCACCTGCTACAAGCCGGCGGACGGCACGCGCGTCGGGCACGGGCAGTGGCCGCCCGGCCTGCTCTGCGACGCGCAGATCCGGCACCTCGCGGAGTGCCACGGCATGATCGAGCCCTTCGAGCCGCAGGCCGTGCGGCGCAAGGGCGGCCTGTCCTCGGCGGAGGCCATCGTGGACGGTCCGAAGCACCGCGTGGTGAGCTACGGCACCACGAGCTACGGGTACGACCTCCGCGTGGCGGACGAGTTCAAGGTGTTCACGAACGCCCATTGCGCCATCGTGGACCCGAAGGAGATGGACCAGCGGGCGTTCGTGGACGTGAAGGGCGAGGGCGAGGTGCTCATCCCGCCCAACAGCTTCGTGCTGGCGCGCTCGCTGGAGCGGTTCAAGATCCCGCGCGACGTGCTCGCCATCGTCCTCGGCAAGTCCACGTACGCGCGCTGCGGTCTCGTGGTGAACTGCACGCCGCTGGAGCCCGAGTGGTGCGGCTACCTCACCATCGAGATTAGCAACACCACGCCGCTGCCCGCGCGCGTCTACGCGAACGAGGGCATCGCGCAGGTGTTGTTCTTCAAGGCGTCGGTGCCGTGCGCTACGAGCTACGCCGAGAAGAACGCCGGCCAGCCCGGCAAGTACCAGGACCAGCCCGCGTCGATCATCACCCCGAGGATGTGAGGAGGGAATCGTGGCGAAGAAGAACGTGAAGATGAACCCGCTTCCAGACGAGTCGGCGCGAATCGCGGCGGTGCTGCGCAGCTTGGAAGTGGCGCAGGGCTGGATGCTGTCGCGCCAAGCGGGCAGCGAGCCCGAGTGTCTGTGCGAAGCGGACGACCTCATCCCGCATGGCGACGGCCCGTGCAATCGGTGCGAACAGGCGATTTTCGCGTGGGACGCTCTCAAGCTCGCCGTCGCGACGATGCGTCCGATGGTCCGCAAGCGGTGGGCGGGAGAGGTGGAGTCGTCGGAGACTCGTCGCCTCGCGGCGGACTTCGTGGCGGCGCAGGAGGCGAAGTAGATGCACACGGAGCACTGTTGCCATGTCGGCGCGCAGACGCGCGGTGACCACCACACCGAGCATTGCCACAACACGCGGAAGCTGATGAACCTCGTCGGCCTTCTGGGCGACCAGACCTTCAAGGGCACGTCGCGGATGCGGAAGTTCGTCATCACCGACCCGAGCGGGAGCCCGTACCTCACCCGCTACGTGGTGGAGGAGTTCCCCGACGGCTCTGGGATCTACCTTCACTTCATCCACCGCTCCGACAGCGACCGCGAGTTCCACGACCACCCGTGGGACTTCCGCTCGTTCATCGTGCGCGGCGGGTACATCGAGCACACGCCCGAGGGCTCGCGCGAGTTCTACCCTGGCAGTTGGAACGTGCGGCAGGCGGAGCAGCTTCACCGGCTGGAGTTGTTCTGCCCCGAGGACACCATCACCATCCTGTTCCGCGGGCCGAAGCGGCGGGAGTGGGGCTTCAAGGCCATCGGCGGTGAGTGGACGCACAACGAAGCGTACCTCGACGCCAAGTTCGGCAAGGGGAATTGGAACAAGGAGTACGAGTAGGCCATGAAGCCGCAGGCGCTCAAGCTCACGCAGGATCAGCAGAACGTCATCGCCTGGCTCAACGCCGGCCACAACGTGTTCCTCACGGGCGTGGCTGGGACCGGCAAGACGGCGTGCCTGAACGCCTGGCTCGACCAGCTTCCGAAGGGGAAGAACGTCGCCATCACGGCGAGCACCGGCATCGCCGCGACGCACATCGGCGGAGGCACGCTGCACTCGTGGCTCGGGGCCACGCCCGAGCGCGACACGATGACCAGGCTGTGCAACGCGACCTGGGCGAAGCAGCACGGGCCGCGCCTGCGCGGCATCCACGCGCTGGTCATCGATGAGGTGAGCATGGTGGACGCCGCCCTGTTCACGCTGGCCGAGGGCGCGCACCGCTCGGCGCGCCGCGACTCCGCCCGGCCGTGGGGCGGGGTCCAGGTGGTCCTCGTGGGCGACCTCGGGCAGCTTCCGCCCGTCGAGGCGGAGGAGAAGGGCTGGTGCTTCCAGTCGCCGGCGTGGGCCGAGTCGAACATCCAGGTGCTCGAACTCACGCAGGTGATGCGGCAAGGCGATCAGCGGTTCGCGGACATCCTCCGGCGCATCCGCGTGGGGTGGGTCGATGACGAGGTGCTGAACGTGCTCGCCTCGCGGCGCGCGGCCTTCGACCCGGACAGCCCCGGCACCGTGCGCCTCTACTCGCACAACCGGCAGGCCGATGAGGTGAACGAGGCCAAGCTCGCCCAGGTACCTGGCGAGGCGGTGGAGTTCCGGGCGCAGGACACCGGGAAGGAGCCGCACATCTCCCATCTGCGGAAGTCGTGCCTCGCCCCCGAGGTGCTCCGGCTCAAGGTGGGCGCGCGGGTCATGTTCGTGAAGAACGACATGGACGGCCGATGGGTCAACGGTTCGATGGGCGAGGTGGTGGACCTCGACGGCGGCGTCACGGTCAAGCTCAACTCGGGCACGGCGGTCCAGGTGGACCCCGTGACGTGGGGCAAGAAGCAGTGGGAGGACGAGAACACGCTGCGCTCGGTCGCCTCGCGCACGCAGTACCCCCTCCGGCTCGCGTGGGCCATCACGATCCACAAGTGCGTCCACCCGGACACACTCGTGACGACTGAGGAGGGCCTCATCCCGCTTGGGGAGGCGGCTGAGTGCGGGCGTATCGCTACGCTGTCCGGGATGCAGAAGTACTCGAACTACGTGCGCAACCCGGTCCGCTCCGGCCTGCGCATCACCACTCGGCGCGGTTTCGAGCTTGCCGTCACGCCGGAGCACGGCCTGACGGCGTCCAAGGATGATGGTATGTTCACGCGCGTCAACGCGGAGGCGTTGGTCGTGGGGGATCGTCTGCGCTTGGTGCGGGGCATGTCCTACGGCGGCGTGAAGAACTTGACGCTGCCTCCCGCGACGGAGACGAGGGACACGCGCCGCGTGCCGTTCCGCGTTCCCGAGAAGATGTCCGCCGAGTTGGCGGAGTTTCTTGGGCTCATGGTCGCGGACGGGACGCTCTACAGTCGCGGCTTCCGTCTCGCGAAGCGTCATGCTGATGTGGTCGCGCGGTTCGCGAAACTCGGTGGCGCTCTCTTTGGGTTGCGCCCGAAGCTCTCGCAGCCGAAGCGGACCAGGGCCGACTTCGCGGAGTTCAACTCGACGCCGGTAGCGGACTGGCTGCGCGCGATTGGTGGCATGGCTCCAAACGCCAAGGCCGTTCCAAGCGTCGTGCTGCGCAGCCCTGAGGCGATTCAGCGCGCGTTTCTGCGCGGGCTGTTCGAGGACGGCTCGGTTCACGTCAAGCGCGAGAACTTCTCACACATCGAGTGGTCCACGGCGTTCAAGCGCATGAGCTACGTCGTGCAGGTCATGTTGTTGCACCTCGGGATCCTCTCCTCGCGCCGCCGCATCACTCGTGTGATGCGCGGTGAGGAGCGGAGTTCGTGGCGGCTTTGGATCTACGGGGCGGACGCGCGCGCCTTCATTCGTCGGATCGGGTTCGTGTCGAGCTTCAAGATGTGTCGTGCGCAGTATGCGCTCGACGTGGACGCGAGCGACGACATGGAGCAACTCGTCCCGGACAAGATTGTGTCCATCGAGCGGATCGAGATGCCGTCGGTGTGTGTCACGGTCCCTTACGCCGGTCGATTCATCCAGGACGGCTTCGACGGGTTCAACTCGCAGGGCATGACCATCGACCGGGTGAGCATGAACCTGGCGGACGTGTTCGCGCCGGGCCAGGCGTACGTGGCGCTCTCGCGCTGCCGCAGCCTGGAGGGCGTCAACATCGAGGACTGGCGTGGGGCGGAGTCGATCATCGCTCACCCCATGCTCAGGCAGACTGTGAGGGCGTAGTGGCGAAGGCGAAGAAGGCGAAGCCCAAGACCGTGAAGGCCGTCATCTACGTGGCCGTGCTCGCCAGCGGCGAGTACAACGCCGCGGGCTGGGGCCACGGCAAGAAGCTCGGCAAGCCTACCGAGAGCGACTGCAACGACATGATGAGCACCGCCGTCGAGGGCCTGCACGGGCCCGGCGGCTACCACTTCGTGCGCGTCGAGGTGGACCTCCCCGTGCCGGACGAGGTGGTGGAGGCCAAGGGCAAGGTGGCCGGCGTGGAGCCGGGCGAACCGTGATCGACTACAGCAAGCTCATGGGAGGACCGGATGGCGACGCAGCGGGAGACGGACCTGGCCTCGGTGGAGGAAGCGAACAACATCGAGGAGGGCCTGAGCGATTGGGAGGTGGAGTTCATCGAGAGCCTGAACAAGTGGCTCAAGGGGAACGACACGCTGACGCCGAAGCAGCGGGCGAAGCTGGAGAGCATCCTGACGGCGAAGGGCTGACCTACGACCCGCTCGCGGACGCCCCGGCGCCCGACCCGGCCGGCGTCTGGGAGCGGCTCGCGGTCCTGGAGCAGCAGGTGGCACACCAGCGCACGATCATGGCGGCCCTGCGCGCGGCGCTCCGGCCGGCGCTCGCGCTCATCGAGCGCAGCGCCGACCAGGGCACGCTCCTGGCCCTGCCCTGGTACCGCCAGGGCAAGCAGGCGCTCAACGCGCGCCTGGACGACGCGGCGGACGACTACCCGCCGTGCAAGCACTGCGGGCTCGTCGGGGGGCACTGACCGATGGCGAGCGAGGACTACTACGCGCGCAAGCTCGCGCAGCGGCAACGGCTCCGCGCGCAGGCCGAGGCCGAGTCGATCCCGCCCCCGCCTCCCGAGGAGCCCGCGCCGCCCCTGCGCAAGAAGAAGCTCATCAAGAAGAAGGCGGCCCGCCGGCAGATCGTTGACGAGTCGTTGACAGCACCCGAGCCGGTCGTTGACGAGTCGTTGACGGACGAGGACGAGGAGCCCGAGGCGCCGCGCAAGGGCGTGGGCGACGACCTCGACGCGGAGACGCGCGAGGCCATCGAGTGGTACATGGAGCAACGCTACCCGGGGTGGAAGGCGCGCCAGCAGGAGAAGGACAAGTGATGAGCTTCGACATGATCCCGACGCCGAAGCTCCCCGAGCCCGCCGGCAACCCGCCCCTCGACCCGACGGTGAAGGCGAAGCTCCGCCGCGACGCCGGCGACGAGCAGCAGCTTGCGTGGGACGCGAGCCTCGACCCCGCGGAGATGCTCCGGGCGCTGGCCGTCTACCATCGCGACCCGGCCGTGCTCCTCCCGCCCGCGAAGATGATCGAAGTGGCCTCGCGCCTGTTCCGCGAGCGCGGGCGCAGCGTGGACCCGCTCATCTGGACGCAGACCATGCGCACCGCCGCGCTCCAGGTCACGCGCGGGAACTTCGCCGGCGCGTCGCTGTGGCTCCGCCACGCCGTCACCGGCGCGGGGCTCGCGCGCGACCCGGACGCCGCCTATCAGATGATGGCGGACATGGTGCGTGAGTTCTTCCCCGAGGCGCCGGGGTCGTTCGGTGCCATCCGCGTGAACGGTCGCGTCTACCCGCCCAGCATCATGCAGGCGGAGATGCGCAAGCTGATGATGAAGCGTGAGGAGGAGCGATGAGGTTGAGGCTGTCCCCCCAGGCTGCGAAGCAGTTGGGCCGCGCGCCCAAGACCGAGGAGGAGCGGAAGGCCGAGGCCGCCGCGAAGGAGAAGGAGCGCGCCGAGCGCGAGGCGCAGGCGCGCCTCGACCGCGAGGAGAAGGAGCGCGCCCGCGTGCAGATGCGCGAGCGCGTGAAGGCCGAGCGCGCCGAGGCGGACACCGCCGACGCGGCGCTGGCTTGCGCGCTGCACAGCTACCGCGAGACGGAGAAGGCCATCTCCCCGAAGGAGCGCGAGAAGGCGCGCCTCGCCGCCGAGGAGTCGGTGCGCGCGGTCGCGGCGGCGCAGGAGGCGCTCAAGCGCGCCGAGGCGAAGCTCGCGGAGGCGGCGGAGGAGCGCGAGCGTGCCCGCGAGGAGCACGCGCGCCTGGAGGCGCTCGCGAATGAGCGGCTCCCCGAGGCGCGGGAGAAGCTCCGCCAGGCGTGGTACGAGAACGACACGACCTGGAAGCGCATGGCGCCCGCCTACCGGAAGAAGAACCGCGACCGCCCGCTCAAGAACGAGGTGAAGGCGATCCTTGGCCTCAAGGGCGGGGAGGACTGATGGGCCGCAAGAGCCGGCTCAAGCGCGAGCGGCGGGAGGAGCGGAAGGCGAACACGCTCCCGCCGTGCTCCTACCAGCACTGCGCGAACGGGCGCCCGCCCGGCACGCACCTCATCCGCAAGATGCAGGACGACGAGGGCGCGGGCGAGTTCCTCACCTCGTGCGACGACTGCCTCGAACCGATGCTGGCCGTGGTCCGCGCCCAGGGCATCGACGCCCAGGTGTTCACCGTCGCTGCGCTGGCGCAGTTGAGCAAGGGGGCGCAGCGTCGGGCCAAGGGCCGGGGCGTCGCGGTCGCCGTGCGCCAGGGGGAGAGCTTCCAGCAGGTGCCCCCGACCCCTCCCGCTGGATGAGGTAAGCCGCTCGCTCGACCTCCGGCCTCGGCTCCAGGGACATCGGCGTTCCTGGGGCCGGGGCCGTCGGCTCGTACGTGACCATCGCGTAGAGCCCGAGCCACACGAGCGCGCACCACGCGAGCCCGCACCCCCACCCCCCGCACCCCGCCACGTTCCGGGCCATGCCCCACCCTAGCCGGAGGGCGCCATCAAGGCCGCTTCCCGGGACTTGACGGTTCGACCTGGGCCTGCCATGCTGTGGATGTCCCAAGAGGACAGGAGGACAACGTGGCGAAGGGTGAGACGACCTGGACGGTGACCCTGGACAACGGCGAGACCGCGAAGCGCAAGTCGCCCCGGGCGTACACGCACGCGATCATCGCGGAGACGACCCCGGCCGAGAAGGCGGCCTACATCGCGGACGCCGAGCGCGCCGTCGAGAAGGCGAAGGCGGTCCTGGCCGAGCGGACCGGGCCGGGCTCGACCGCGAAGGCGAAGGCCGAGTACGAGGCCATCCTGGCGCTCGACGCGTACTGGCACGCGCAGGTCCAGGACGGCGACCGCACCATCGACCGCTGGCTCACCCTGAGCAAGTACTCGCACGACCTCAAGGACCAGGCCGGCATCGACGCGCACTACGCGCGCGTGCGCGAGCACCTCGCGTTCATCCCCGAGGGGCTCGACAGCGACGGCCGGAACATCCGGGCGCTCGTCACCGGCCCGACCCCCACCGTGCTCGGGCTCAAAGCGGAGGACAGCGACTACCGCGGGAACTGGCGTCAGCGGCGCACGTTCGTGGACGGGCTCGCCATCTCCGGGCTCGTGAGCCGCCAGAAGTATGACCACCCGGTCCACAAGCTGGCCGACGCGCGCGAGGAACTGGCTCGCGCCGAGCGGCTCCTCCAGGCGGCGCGCGACCTCACGACCGGCCCCGAGTCGCAGGGCGTCCTCGGGTGGTCGCAGAGCAAGCGCAACGCGGACAACCGCGTCGCGACCGAGAAGGCCCGCCGCCCGCTCGCGCGCATCTTCACGCGCGAGTCGGTCGCGAAGCCGGTCGCCAGCCGCGCGAAGCGCGGCTAGGCTCGGGGCAGAGGGCAGAACGATGAGGCGCTGGAACGACGAGGAGGAGAGCAAGCTCATGAACACCGAGTGCATCATCTGCAACGGCCCCCTGGTCCCGCTCGGGCAACTCGGGGCCTTCATGCACTACCGCTGCCGGAACTGCGGGCACGACCAGCACGCCGTGCCCGAGGCGCCGGACGACCCCGAGGAGTGCCCGAGGTGCTTCGGGCCGGCGACGCCCGAGGGCTCGCTCATGATGACCGACCGCCGGTGCGAGCACGAGTGCCACGGCGACGAGTCCCGTCAGGACGAGGACGCTCCGGCGTCGGGAGGGTAGGAGGTACGATGGCAGAGCAGCAGAAGGCCGGTCAGCACTACATCACGGTGTTCGACCGGCTCGGCAAGGTGGTGTTCGGGGGCTTCGGGGTGCGCGTGGCCGTGGAGCCCGCTGGCGCGTGCGACTGCACGCACGAGCCCGACCACCACGACCGCCTGACCGGGGCGTGCCTCTACACGAGCCCGGTCCACGGCCCCTGCCCGTGCGCCGCGACGCCCCCGAGCACGCGCGCGGCGCTCACCAGCGCGCACCTGGCGCTCAAGCGGGTGCTGGAGTCGCAGGGCCTCCGGCTGCGCTAGCTCATCCCGCCCTCCCGCATGGACCGTCCTGGCCTTCCTCGCTACGGTGAGGGCCAGGACGGCGGCATGTACGGGCCCTTCGATGCGCTCTCGTGTAGTGCTGCGACTTCGCTATACTCGGCGGAGGCGCAGCAGCACGAGGGAGCCCGCCCATGTCTGAGTCGTCGCTCATCGAGGAAGCCTTCAAGGGCCTCGTCGCCGCTGGTCCTGTGGCGACCATCCTGGGCATCTTTTGCTGGGTTCTCTGGAAGCAGAACCAGATGCTCATCAACAAGATCGACAAGCAGAACACCAAGATGCTCAAGCTCGCCGTGCGCGTCCAGCGCGCGGTCGAAGTGCTCGCCGGCATCGAACATGAGGACACCGAGGTGGACCGCGTGCTCGATGAGGACGAGAAGGCCGAGCGCGAGCGCGAGCGCAAGCACACGGACGACTAGGGAGGTACGGTCATGAGCGCGATGCCCGAGCCGGCGCCGAAGCCGGCCAGCGAGTCTGATGTGGATGCCGTGCTGGAGAAGATCGACGCCTGCCTCCCGAAGATCCACAAGCGGGCCGCCGAGGCGGCGAAGAATGGCGACACGCCGACCGACGGGTTCTCGCCGGCCAAGATCAAGCAGACGAAGATGGCTTTCCAGGCCATGAGCGAGGACAAGCTCCTCTCCGACTCGAACGAGAAGATGCTCGATGAGATGGAGAAGGAAGCCCAACGCGCCGCCGAGGAGCGGCGCAAGGACGAAGCAGTCGAGCGCCTCTACGGCAAGAAGCCGGAGCCGCAGAAGCGCACGCTGTTCTTCCGCGGGCGCCGCTAGCGGGGGTCGGGGAAGCGCAGCAGCTTCCCCATCTCCTCGCGCAGCGGGCCGTCCTTCACGCGCGCGACGCCCGGCGACGTGTAGCCGAGGCACATCACGGGGTGGTAGCAGTGGCCCCACCCGCAGGTCGCGCACAGGTCATCACGCCTGCCCTTGAAGCTCTCGCAGGGCTCGTCGCGCTCGCGCGGCTTGCGCGCCGGCCGCGCGGGCTCGGCCGCGTGCGCGCGCTCGAAGTAGTCCTGCATGTCCGGGTCGGTCGCCATGTCGGTCGCCATCACGGCCTCCGGGCGACGCGGAAGCGGTCCGGGGCGAGGCGGAAGGCGTTCTGAGAGATGACCCCGGGCTCGCGCGTGTCGAGCCACCACACGCGCAGGACGAGCCCGGCTCGCTCCTCGACGCGGAACTGCCGCGAGGCGCGAGCACCGCCGCCCACGTCCTCCCACACCTCGCCCACCTTCGGCTCATCGAACGTGCTCATGCCATCGTCTCCGGCTCGTCGTTGTCCCACCCTTTCCACGGGGGGAGCGCCACCGTCTTGCCCGCGAGCGCGTGCCCGCAGTCACCGAGGAACTGAATCTGTCCGTCCCTGATGAACGAGTGGCAGCGCGGCCTCACCGGAACCTCGGTCGTCCGGCACGGCCCGCCGTGCCCGAGTTCGCGCAAGCAGCCGGGCACGGCGCCCGGGCTGGCGCCGCACGAGTCCGCGAAGGCGACGGGCTTGACCTTCATGTCCGCATCGCCGTGGACGAGCAGCGAGGGCTCGAACGTGGGACGGGTCATCGAGCCGTTCCACTTCCACGCGCGCTGCGGGTGCCGCACGTCCACCGGGTGCGGGCCGGCGCAGCCAGGGCACCAGAGCAGGTAGCCCTCCCACTTCCCGTCCTCGGACGTGTAGCGGGAGAGCTTGACGGGCTCGCTCACTTGTGGCCGCCCCCGACCAGCGCCTCGCCCATGCCGTCGCTCGCCGGCCCGAGCACCAGGTCCGCGAAGCGGTCGCCGTAGCGGGACGCCTTGAGGCACCGCACGGCCTCGGAGATGACCACGCGAATCTCAGCGTCGGCCGCGTCGGCTGCTCTCATCGAAGCGATGTGCCGCCAACCCCACACCGGGGCCGTGAAGCACATCTGCGTCTCCAGTGCGTTGCCGAGGAACCCACGTGCGGCGCCCCGCGCCTGCTTGCGTGCGTGCTTCTTTCGATAGGGCGTCTCCTTGGGGAGCTTCGCCGCGAGCCACTCCTGCAACTCGTCGCAGATGGCGCGGTAGGTCTCCTGGGCCGCATGCTGCGCCCCGCGGAGCACGTCTGCGAACACCGGGACGTGCGGGTGCTCCTCGATGAACTTGTGGATCAGCGGGTGCCAGTGCCACGCGCTCTCGCCCTCTTCGCAGTAGCGAGTCGAGCGCTGCGACATCGCGAAGCGATGTCTGACTTGTTCGTGGCTCATTCCACGCGAGCCCACCAAGTAGAGCGTGAGCCACTTCTCGCTGTCGGTCTCGGGCTCCGCGAAGGCGAGCGGGCTGTGCAGGAGCCACACGGGCCAGGTGTCGCCCACGTCGTGCGCCTCGACCAGCAGCGGCACCAGCGCCGTCCAGAGCGTGCGCAGGCGGTAGCCGATGCAGCGCCAGAGCGTGGGCGTCTCGCCGTGCGCCGGGAAGCCGTGCTCGGTGCGCAGGCGCTCGCTCCACTCCTCCCACTCGACCACGGCGCGCACGTTCATCGTGACGCGGATGTTCACCTCGTCGCCCACGGGGCCGGTCACGTCGAGCTTCCAGCGGAGCCAGCAGCCCGGGCGGTTCGTGAACGCGAGCACGATGTCCTCGCGCGCGCCCGGCGGGACGTGCTGGAACTCGACCGTGCGGACGTAGTGCTCCAGCACCGAGTGATGCCCCGTCTCCATCACGTTCTTGAGCGTGTCCTTCGTGCCGCGCCCCTTCGGCTGGCCCTCGTCGTCCAGGCCCATCGAGTCGTAGCAGAGCCGGGTGCAGACCTCGATGAGTTGCTCCCCGCTCGTGCCCTTCATCTGCTCGCTGTGCGGCTTGCCGACCTGCGGCGGGACCATGATTTCCGGCCCGCCGTCCCACACCAGGAACGCCTTCATGCTGTGCCTCCCAAACGCTGCGGCGAGCCCGCCGTTGGGCTCGCCGCGGTCGGATCGAGTCTCGCACGCCACGCAAGCGGCGCGTGGCTTATCTCATCCCGGCGCTACGCCTCGCCGCGCAGGTACTTGCGCACGTCGGCCTTGATCTTCGCCTTGCGGCGCTGCTCGGCCTTCGTCGGCGGCTTCTTGGGCTTCTTCGGCCGCGACGTGAGCATGAACGTCACGTCGAACGTGAGCGCCACCTCGACCACGCAGCCGCAGGAGCACTCCACCTCGTCGGTGTTCTCCGTGTCATCGAACTCGACTTCGTAGACGATGAAGCTCTGCTCGCACTCGGGGCACGCGAGCTTCACGTCCACGACCGGCGGACCGGAACGGGTTAGGTCGATGATGGGGTTCATCACGCCGCCTTCCCGGCCGCGCTCTCGCGCGTGATGACCACGCGGACCACGAGCGGTGCCTCGACCTCGTGGCCGTTCAGGTCCACGACCACCACGGCGGCGTTCGTGTCCTCGGCCGCGACCAGCCCGAGGAGGTGCGCCAGGGCGCGCGCGTCCACGGTCGCCTCCACCTCATCGATGACCCGCTGCTTGCGCTGGACGTGGATGCCCAGGGCTGAGAGCTTCTGGTCCGCGATGTTCACCGCCACCGACTTCACGTCCGACGCCATCTCGTCCTCCTCGTCCTCGCGCTCCTCGAACTTGACGCCGGCCGCGCGGAGCGCGCGCTTGATGTCGGCCAGCGTGTTCTTCCAGGCCCGCCAATCGGCGGCCCGTGATGATGGGTTGTCCTCGGTGTACACCGTGAGGGTCTGCCCACCTGGGAGCCCCCACAAGTCGCCGTGAGTCACACGGCGGATCTTCTTGCCGAAGCGCGCGAGTAGCTCACGCGCTGCGACCTCCTCACTCGTCGCGCCCATGCAGCCTCCACGAGTACGATGTGGCGTGGCGCCCGTCCGGCGTCGTGCCGGCCCAATGCGCCTCCACCGGGTTCTCCGCGGCCGTGGCGAGCGCCATGCGCGCCTGCTCGATGAGCCGGCTCCAGACCACTACGGCGTCCAGGGAAGCGTGGTCGCCACCGTCGAGCGCGACGATGACCTGGCCGAGCATCACGTCCGCGGCGACCAGCGCCTCCTGCGCCTTCGCCAGAGCGATGACCACGGGCTCGAAACGCGCGTGGTCCTCCGTTGTCGGTGACCGCCTCATGACGCCTTCTCCTTCCGCTCACGCTCGCGCTTCACCACGCGGCGGATGCGGTTCTGGCCGTAGTCGTCCGCGCGGAGCCCCAGGCGCTCCGCGATGAGCCTGTTCGAGAGGCCCTGGCGGTGGAGCGCCATGATGCGCTCCACCTGGGCCGGGGTGAGTTGCTCCCGGGGCATCGCTCTACCCCTGGAGCCTGGCCGCCGCCTCGCGCGCGGCGCCGAGCGTCTTGAACGTGGTGGCCCGCTCGGTGAGCGAGGAGACGGCGTTCTGGCCGGACCACACCTCCACGAAGGTGAAGATGCTCTGGCCGAGCCCGTCCTGGCCGTGCTGGATCGCGATGGGGTTGCCGCGCGCCGTGCGCTTGTCGGTCACCAGGAGCCCGCCCACCTCCGCGATGTGGGCGAAGCCCCCGGCGACGAACGTGGACGTGAGCAGCAGCGAGTCGCCCGTCTTGGTGCCCTCACCGCCGAGCGTCGTGCCCTCCTTGTACTCGCGCCCCGTGCGCTTGTTCGACAGTTCGTACGCCACCTGGTTCCCGTCCGGGCCGGTGAGCGGGAGCCCGAGTTCCTTCACGAGCGCGGGCAGAAGCTCCGCGACGTTCGCGTCGTCGGGAAGCTCGACATCGAACTCCTGATTCGTGTCGGCGCGCACGAGAGTCACTGACACCTGAGCCACGTTGTCCTCCAGTTCGTCGGGGGTTGTTGATGTCCGACGAACCGGAGCATGGCATACCCAGGTCGCCCCGTCAAGCCCCCTGTTCTAGTCCGCTCGGATCGGGGCGCCGTCCTCGTCGTAGCTCACGATGCGGCCGGGCGGCTTCTGCCTCCGATGCCGCTCCTGGAACTTGCAGGTCGGGACGTGGATGCTGCGCCCGCAGTAGTCGCACTTGCCATCGGCGCGCAGCTTCGCGCGGCGGTCAAGCTCCGCGCGAAGCTCTTCCTCCTCGTACTCGTCCAGGTCGCGCGGGTAGCCCATCAGTCCGGCTCCCGCGGGTCGTAGTCGTCGTACGGCTCGTCGTGGTGGACGATGGTGATGGTGAGCCCTTCGGTGCTCCGGCCCTTGAGCATCTCGCGCGCCTCGACCTCGACGCGCCGCGGGCGGTCGCGCTCCTCGCGCGGCCCGAGGAGCTTCGCGAGCGCGTCGAGGCACGAGTCCACGGTCTGCGGGCTCATCTCCGCCACCTGCGCCATGCCCTCGCGGTAGGCGAGCAGGCACGAGCGGCAGCGGCCCACGCCGTCCGCGCTGGTGACGAACATGATGCCCGCACAGCCGGGCGTCTCGCAGTCGAGGTTGCTCATCGACTCTCCTCCGCTGCCAGGGCCGCAGCCCCAGCGAACCCGTCCACGAACTCGCGAATCTGCGCCTCGCTGTAGCCCCGCTTCTTCCTGGTCTGGAACCACCCGAAGCTCGTGAAGAACACCGCGGGGTCCAGGAAGCCCGCGAAGCTCGGCTCGGCCGCCGCCTTCTTGCGAAGCTCCAGGAAGGTCAGCGCGCCCTGGTAGTAGATGGAAAGCTCCGCGGCCGTCTTGGCGTGCGTGACGCACTTGCCCTTGGGGCCGCACTTGTCGCATCCCGGGCGGTTACCCATTGGAACGAGCCCGCAGCGCCGCGAGCGCCTTCGCGTGACCAGCGCGCGCCTGCTCCTCCGTGGCGTACCGCACGGACGAGTTCCCCGGGAAGATCATCGTCTCGAAGATCATGGGCGGCACGTCCGCGCCGAGCATGTAGCCGATGCCGTGGTCCAGGCCGAGCCAGATGGTGGACACCGCCACCTCGCCCACCTTGTCCTGTGCGAGCACGCGGTAGCTGTCGTCGTTGATGCGCTCGCGCCAGAACGCGGTCGTGCAGGGCTTGCCCTCACGGTCGTAGATCATGGCACGGTCGCCCACCTTCACGATGTCGTCGTCGCTACCCATCGGTCACCTCCGACTGGCCGAGCGCGGCCGTCGTCTCGCTGGGGCCCGCGCAGGACGTGCAGACGTGCTGCACCTTCTTCCGCTGGCCGGTCATGCGGTCCTTGACCCACGCGCGCGTCGTGGCCGTCACGCCGCACACGTAGCAGCGCGGCGGAGGTGCGGGCTCGCCCTCCACGAAGGGCACGAAGCGCGGCACGCCAGGGCGCGCCTCCTCGTGCCACTCCGCGAGCGGGCGCGCCCACAACTGGCCCGCCTCGTCGCCGGCGCGCTGGTAGACGACGAGTTCCTCGCGCGTCTCGCTGTGCAGGGCCACGCCATGCACGAGGTAGATGCGACCTTCCTTCCAGTGTCTCCAGCGGGTGTTCTTCACTTGGCCCCCTTGTTGGCGATGCGCTCCAGGCGCTTCGCGTCCGCCTCGTTCGCCGCGCCCTTACGGATGCGCGCCGCCACCTCCTGCAAGAACTCGCGGTCGTCGGGGTAGCTGTAGTCCACCTGCTTGTGGATCGGCCCGCGGCAAACCGCGCAGACCATCACCTCGCCGGCCGCGAGCGGCTTCCCGCAGCCGTTGCAGACCAGCGCCACCTCTCTCGCGCTCTCCCTACTCATCGTCGTCCTCCTTGAGCTTCTTCCACTCCTCGCCGCTCTCGTCGCCGTCCTCGACCTTGTGGCCGAACAGCATCGTCGTGCGCGTCTCGCTGGACGACGTGAAGGGCTTCCCGCACCACGGGCAGTAGCGGAAGCCGAGCACCGGCTTCGTCGTGCCGTCCGGCGCCTGCGCGTCGGGCAGGTCGAAGCGCATGAAGTCCGCGAGGAGCGTGTCCGGCACGCCGCACACCTCCTCGGGGAGCACCGGCCCCAGGAACACGGTCACCTTCCTGCGCATGTCGCAGCAGGTCGTCGGCTCGTCGCTCATCGTCACTCCCCCCGGTTGCGCATGTCCTGCGCCATCTCGTTCTCGGCTCCCTGCTCACCCTGCGCATACGCCTGCGTGAAGATGAGCTTCGCGACGCCGGGCTGGAACACCTCGACGGCGCAGATGGTCTGCCACACCTCGGGCGCTTGGCGCGCCGCGAACTTCTTCCACTCCTCGAAGTCGCGCGCGGTGCGCCGAGCAGCGCGGCTCGTGCTCATCACTTCCTCGCCTTCTTTACGCGCGCCTCGACGCGCTTGCGGTTGCCGTAGAACCCGTCTCCCATCGCGACCTCGCGGCAGTCCACGGGCACGAGCGCCGAGTGGCCGAGCGCGTCGAGCGCTTCGTACACGGTGCGAGCGTGCGGCCCGAGGAGCGCGAGCGGGAGGTTCGCGACCCACGCCACCTGCATGATGGTCATGACGAAGCGGCCCTTCTTGTCGTGCTTGGGCTGGAGCGGCCCACCCCTCATCGAGATGAGCATGGCGAGGTAGTGGGCGGCCTCGCGCGGTAGCGCCAGCCGGTGGAGCTTCTGCACGCGCGACTGGAAGTGGGGCGCTTGCTCGTCATCGCCAGGGTACGGGCGCTGGACGGCTGCGCGCAGTCCGTCGCCCGCCATGTCGTAGTAGCCTCGCGTGTCGCGGTCATCGTAGAGGTACGGCTTCACGTTCTCGAACACCCATCGCGTGGGGTCGAAGATCCTCGGGCCGTGAGGCGGCGGGTCGAAGTCGGGGCAGTCGCACCTCTGGCACTCGTTGATGAACCCGCGCGCGTGCTCGTCCTTGAGATGTCCGCACCCGCGGCACTCGGCCACGTCGGTGAGGAGCGGGTCGAAGTCGTCGGGCTCGACTTCAACCCACCCGTGATGCGTGATGCCGCGCCCCGCGAACGGCGACTGCTTGGAGACGGGACCGCGCCACAAGCCGTAGCGCAGGGTCCCCTCGGTCACACCGGCGGCGAGGCACAGGCCGGCAATCTCGTGGCAGCGTCCCGGCCATTGCTCGACCGGAACGCCGATGAGCTTCGCCACGTCGTGCGGGTCCAGCTTCACGTATCACCTCCGGCGCGGAGCATGACACGCTCCGGTCGCACCGTCAAGCCCAGATCAACTCCGCGAGCGCGAGCAGGCGCTCGAACTGCGCCATGGCCACCAGACCTGCGCCGCGCTGGACACGTACTGCGTCCCGACCGAGCGCCGCCAGGTCGCGCAAGGTCATCGTCCCGTGCATGGTCTGGAGCTTCCGCACCACGCTCCCCGCGGGGCCCTTGATGCCCAGGTCGTCCAGCTTCGCGTCCGGGTCGCACCACGTCGGCTTGCGCTCCTCCAGCACGCACGGCGCGCAGAACAGCCCGCCGCATCCAGGGCCGCCGGGCTCCCCGAAGATCGGAGCGTAGAACACCCCCTTGCGTCCGCAGCCCCGAGAGCAGATATTCGGGTCCTCGGGAGTCGGCGCCGAGACGATCCGCCGGGCCCCACCAGGTACCTGGCGAGGCTCCTCCCAGGCGCCGGCGCGCTTCTTGACCAGCCGCTCCGCCATCTCGCACGCCTCGGTGTCCGGCGCGTCGATGTCCCGCAGGCCGTTCTCAGCGGCCTCGGTGCCGGTCTGGAAGTAGATGTCGCTCTCGTCCTCAGTGGGGATGTCCTCGGGGCGGATCGCGCCGAACGCCATCGCGAGGTTCACCGCCGCGTGGTGCCGATGCGCCGAGAGCCAGCCCCGACACGCCGTGGGCTGGCCCGTGCGGTTCGTCTGATGGCACCAGAACGTGGCAAGCTCGGGCACGCGCACGGTGGCCGGCGTGCCGTCCGCGTTCGGGCACGGCACCTCGTGGCCCGTGTCGTACAGGCGGAGCTTCTCGTACTCGTCGCGCGACCACACGCCGCTCGGGTGCGAGCGCAGGTAGGGGCACGACGAGCACGCGCGGCCCGTGACCTTGAGCGGCTTCATCCGGCGCTTGCTCATCGCATCCCCTTCGCGCGCTTCTCGAACTCCGCCACGCGCTTCTTGTCCGCCTCGGTCATCTTCTTGTGGCACCTCGGGCACCGGAACGTCCCGTCCGGCTCGTGGTACCAGCCGATGGGGTGGTCGCACTTCGCCACGCGCTCCTTGTGAGGCGCGCGAGTCTGCCACCCCGGCGTGCGGCAGGGATCGCCCTGCCACGCCCCGCACTTCGGACACGGCGGGAGGTTCCACTTCGCCGCGTGCATGATGTGGCTCATGGCGCTTCCGTGAACGGCAGCATCACCTCGATCCACTTCCGCCGCGTGTACGCGTCCTTGTGCTGGAACACGCGCCCGTTCGACGTGAGCGCGAACATGCTCGTCTCCGCCACCTGAATCTGGACGATGCGCTCCTTCCCCGTGCCGTTGCAGCGGGCGCAGACCATCTCCAGCAACACGCCCGGCCCGACATGGCGCCTCAGCGCGTCCGCGTCCTTCGCGCTGGGCTGGCAGGCGTCGCACGGCCCCAGCGTCGCTTCCTTCTCGCTCATGCATCACCTTCCAGCTTCTTCGCGAGCAGATCGCACGCATCAGCGATCCCCGCGAGGCGGTAGTACCCCACGTCTCGGTCGTAGTGCACGGCGTCGAGGCGCTCCATGAGCCAGACGACGAGGTCCGCGTGGTCGCACTTGGGGGCGTTCGATAGCAGGTTCGCCACCTCCCACCAGTCCGCAGTCCCATCAGCCCACCGGACGTAGGCGTGCTTCCGATTTTTCAGCGCGAGCACTGTCCCGCTGCCACTTGCCGACTCCGATAGCCGCTCACGGTTGAGCCACACGGTGTCGCCGGTGTCGATGTCGATAGTCACTTGATCTTCCTTCGTGGCCCGGAGCGCCCGGAGCTTCTCGGTCTCCTCATCGTTCATGGGCTTCTCGCTCTCCCCTCTCGCCCCCATGAAGGGGGCGCTGCTATGCTCGCCCGGGGAGCCTAGATTGTTTTCAGTGGACCCGCGAGCAGAATCGTCGGATCAGTGCATCTCCAAGCACGCACGGTGTCGGACGAAGGGGAGGATGTGACATGCCCAGGGAAGCACGGCCGAAGGGGCCCAAGATCATCACGCATCGTGAGCCTGACGCCAGGAAGGAGCGATGCCAGGTCTGCAAGCAGACGATGGAGAGGGTCACGCCAGGGCACCTGCGCGAGCACGGACTGAGCATCGCTCGCTATGAGCGTATGTACGGGGCGCGTCGCGCGCCTTCGCGTGCCGAGCGCGGATCGGTGAGTGATCCGACCGACCCGCCGACGGACCTCATCGCGACTGTAGGCGAGCGCCTCACCGAGTCGAAGGTCTGGATCGCGTGCCTCGCGGACGAGGTGGGCGAGAGGATGCTCAACGGCCCTCTACGCCATCGCCTGACCGCCATGCTCGCCACCATGCTCCACCAGCGGGCGCGCGTTCACGGCGAGGCCATCGCGATCCTCTCCTCGGCGCTGGAGGAGGTGCGCCAGGAGTGGCGGACTACGCACGGCGGCGCCGGTGGTGGCCCCACGGACACCGACACCCTCCTGCGCATGATCGACCGCGCGGCGAAGCTCGTGGAGTCGAGCGAGGACGCCGTGCAGCGGACCATCAAGCTCGCCCTGGAGGAGCAGAAGGCCGCGCACCAGTACGCCGACAACATGGGGCCGACCCTGTACACGGGCACCGGCGAGAAGCTCGACATGCCCGCCGGCCTCCCGGCGAGCGACCGCGAGACCATGAGGAACCTGCTCGCCTTGATCGGCAAGGCGGCGAACGAGCGGGGCACCCTCGACGCCGAGGTAGTCGAGCGCGGCGATGCGCATACCAGCGTACCTGGCGATGCGCAAGCCCCCTCCCCCACCCCCCACCCCTCCCCCCTCGTGGACGACGATGGGCATACCCGTGTACCTGGCGATGCCCATCGCGACCCTCGCGAGTTCGCCCAGGGTAACGAGCCCCCCACCCCCCTCCCCCACCCGGCCCCTGGGGGGCCCACCACCCCCGCCGGCGCCCCCCACCCCCCTGGCCCTGGGAAGCGGACCGCGACGCGCACGCGGGGATCGGTGACTGATCCGACCGCCTCGACGGCCACGGCGAGCACCTCGACCCCCACCCCCTCCCGGCGCCCCCACCCCCGGCCGCTCGATGCGGACGAGCCCGTCAACGACCCCGGGCCGCGGAGCGCGCAGGCGGGGGGCCCCGCACAGCACCGGAAATCTGTGAGCGAAGTCCAGGGGGTCGGACCGGGGGGTCATCGTCAAGGCGCTCCCGACGAAGGGGGCGGTGATGGGAGCGATACTCCCTCCCCTGCCGATGCATCGCTGGGTGAACCTGGACGGAAGCGCCGGGGCGGTCCGAGGCCGCCGGGTGACGGGGGGCGGGCCAAGCGGGAGAAGCATCGTCAGGAGTGGCAGGCGTTCCGTGCTGCCGAGCAGACCGCCAAGGTGGGCAAGGGGCGGAAGGGGAAGCGGGGGCCGAACCGAGGGAACGACCGGGGCGGGCGCAGGGCGTGAGCGGAGCGGAGGACGGGGGCGGGGGGAGGTGGAGAGGAGAGCGCCACGACGCGGCCCTGCGACGATGGGAACACGCGCCCCACCAGCCCAAGGGCGGAGGCGGGAACGGGGGGCGAGCGAAGCGGCGGCGGGGAGAGGACGAAGGGAGCGAGGAGGACATGGAGGCAGTGGGGAGCGAGGGGGCGAGCGGGAACGGCGAGGAGCCCCCATCGCCAGGACGGAGGAAGCGCCGGCGGGTGGCGGGGCAGGCGGTGGCGGGCCGGCTGCCGCGACCGTGCCGGGAGTTCGTGGCAGGCGGGGAGCGCGGGCTGTGTCCGCGATGCGGATGGGGCCTGTATCCGCACGGGGTGTCTCGGGTGGTGGACCGGAAGAAGGATCGAGAAGGACCGGAGGAGTGACGATGCGAAGCTGGGTGCGTTCTAGCGTGATGACCGCGGGGCGAAGCGACAAAGTGGTAACGGCCATCGTCAGCCTGGCGGCGTGCCTGGCGACGAGCGGCTGCCTGTCTCCGGGGGAGACGTGGCGCGAGGCGGGGGAGGGGGTAGAGATGCCGACCTCGCCGCCCGGGGCCGACACGCGCTGGCTCCTGGGCCTGGAGGAGCGGCCGGTCGATCCGCGTGGGTTGGCGATGTGGGCCGAGGCGGCCGAGGCCCGCGTGACCGGCGCCACGGTGGAGGGGGTGGTGTTCCAGCCCCGCGTGGACGGGGGGTACGGGACGGGCGGCGACTCGATGCTGTTCTCGGGGACCGCGCTCGCCGGGTGGTGCTGGAAGTACGCGGCGCTCGGGCGGTGCGAGGAGGACCGCGCCGGCGTGCTGGCCGGGCTGCGCGGGCTGTGGTGGCTCACGCACGCCGCGGGGCGCGGGGTGCTCGCGCGGTGCGTGTTCCCCAAGGAGCGCGAGCGCGAGTTCGGCTGGCCGGAGCAATGGAGCGGACGGGAGTTCCTCGGGGAGAGCCCTGTGACGAACGACCCTCTCGGCGGGGCCTTCCCGGCCGGGCGGTGGTACACGCGCGCGACCCGCGACCAGTTGACCGGCCTCGTGCTCGGGCTGTCCGTGGCCTGGCGGACGTGCGTGCTGGACGAGCCGGACGCCGAGTTCGCCGGGAAGGTGCGGGCGGTCGTGGCGCCGCTCGTGGCGGACGTGCTCGCGCACCTCGACGCGCACGGTTGGAGCATCCGCGACGCTCAGGGCGAGAACGACACCGGAGCGGACGACGTGGACGGGCTGCTCAAGGTCGGACTGCTCGGGCTCGGCTGGCGGACCGGGGTGGTGAGCGCCGAGCAGTACGCCGACGAGTTCTCTGGATGGGAGTCGTCGTACTGGTGGTCCGGGATGTTCGACGGCTGGTCCAACCTCTCGCAGTACTACGCCCACAACCTGCGCGTGCATCGCTCCCTGGCGGTGTGGACGCTGGACGACGACCCGCGCCGGAAGATGGCGGTGCAGGAGTACGCCGAGGCGCACTGGCGCGAGCCGACGCGCGGGCACCTCAACGCCTGGTTCGCGCTCGCGTGGTACCGGATGAGCAGCGACACCGACGGGCTCGCGGAGGGCGTCACGGCGCTCGGCCAGTTGATGTCCAAGCCCACGCGCCTGTGGTCCTCGCCGCTCGCCGGCGTGTGGGACGACGCGCCGCCGTTCACGGCGGTCTTGTTCGGCACCGAGGGGCGATGGGTCCTGCCCGTGTACTTGCGTGAGCCCGCGTGGTACTGGACCTGGCAGGACGGACCGTGGGAGGTGGGCGAGCTTCCGCACGACGACCGCGGCGAGCGCGCGTGGACGGGGCTCGACTTCTTCGTCCCGTACTGGCTCATGAGGGCCTCGGGCTTCCCCGGCGAGTGAGGTAGGATCGCTCGGCGGAGAGCGCGATGAACAAGAAGCACGAGTCGCTGGCGCTGTTGCGCAAGGGGGCGATCATGTCGATGTCTGTTGAGCCGTTCGAGCGCGCGGTGCGCGAGAGCCAGATGCCCGTCGGCGCGCTCGTGGAGACGCCGAAGGTGAACGCGGTGACCGCGCGGGTGGACGGCGAGTTCGACCTCCGCGGGATGCTGAGTCACATCAGCAAGACCGCCAAGAGCGGCCACTCGTTCACGATCATCGTGGACCCCGAGGACGTGACGAACAAGAAGGTGTTCGGCGTGGACGGCGACGGCCAGGACCGGGTGGAAGTCATCGAGCGGTTGAAGGAGCGCGCCGGCGAGGACGGATGGGTGGACCTGCTCGAAGCTGCCCCGCTCGATGAGAAGATCCTCCTCCCGCCGGTGAAGCCCGGCCACGTTCGCCTATACCGCGGCACGCCAGTGAAGCACAAAGTGCAATCGCTCGCGAAGGCCGACCCATACGCGTTGTTCGGGCCAGGGATCTACCTCACGTCGAGCAAGCGCATCGCCGGAGACTACACCACGAAGGGAGCGCACAGCGACCAGGGCGTCATCTTCCGTTACCAGGGTAGGCGCGGAGTGGTCAGCAAGCAGGAAGTCATCGACACGTTCATCCGGCAGACGGCGCGATATATGGACGACGAAGGCCGCCCGTCGTGGGAACAGCCGATGGGACACCTCGGCCGCGAGTACGAGAAGTTCCACTTCTCGGACGACCCCGGCACGCGGCAGCGTAAGACGCAGGCGGCAGCCCTTTGGAAGAAGATGGAGAAGGACCACGAAGTGCGCATCGGGGCTGACGGTGTGGCTGTCATCCGCAAGAAGCAAAACCCGGCCGACGTGGCGGTGTACGACGTGCCGCAAGCGTGGATCGCCGCGACCATCGACGCCGAGGCGGAGACGGACGAGCGCGTGGCGCTCGCCATGCACGACGCGCTCAAGGCGTACTACGTGAACCCGCGCGACGCCGGCGAGGTGTACGACTTCGCGATGGGCAAGGACAACGACACGGGCGACCGGCCCGCCTTCCGCCAGGTGTACGCGCGCTGGCGGCACGAACTTGGCGACAAGCACGCGATCTTCCGCCGCGAGTTGAAGGACCGCGGCGTGAAGGTCAAGGGCGTGCGTTACCAGGGCGGCGTCACGATGGGCGGTGGTGGCCGCCACGAGGCGTTCGCGTTCTGGGACGAGCAGGGCCTCGCGAAGCTGCGCGTCAACGAGTCGATGGACGAAGCGAAGGCGCCGCCCGGCGCGAAGCGCGCGAAGAAGTTGGTCGCCATCACGCAGAAGGCCCGCGAGAAGGAGACGGCCGCCGGGGAGCGTCATCGGGCGACCCTGGCGAAGATCCGCCAGGCGACGGCGGACGCGCAGCGCAAGGCGCTGATGACGACCGAGGCGCACGAGCGGATGCTGGCCGAGGCCGCGATGAAGGTGAGCGACCTGCCGGCGAACGTCGGCGTGCAGGTGAAGCGCGAGCGCGGCACCGCCATGCGCGTGACGTACTGGAACCTCTCGGCCGACCGCCGCGCGTTCAAGAAGCAGCGCGACCCGGTGGAGGGCTACATCCTGATGGACCAGAAGGCCCTCGGGGGGAAGCCCATCGGCAAGTGCGGCGAGGCGTTCATGATCCAGTGGGCTGGCGCGACGAAGGGCTGGGGGCCGCTGCTGTACGACGTGGCGCTCGAAGTCGCCACGAAGCTCGGCGGTGGGCTCATGGCCGACCGGCACAGCGTGAGCCCGGACGCGCACGGCGTGTGGTCGTACTACGTCACGCGCCGGCCGGACGTGAAGGTGCATCAGCTTGACGACATGGACCCGCCGCACCTCACGCCGACGAAGAAGGACGACTGCGCGCAGGTGTCCGCGAAGTCCTGGGGGCAGAACATGGTGCCGCCGACGGAGTGGCCCGGCACCCCCGAGTCGAAGCGCATCACGAAGTCGAGCATGACGACGCTGCTGGCGCTCGTGGACGCCGGCCGACTCAAGCTCGACCACATCACCGCGGCGGAGCTTGGCCTCTCGCTCGCGGCGGTCTGAGGAGGGCATCATGGGCAAGGTCTGGACCGACGAGGAGTGCGAGCCGTTCGACACCGTGTTCCGCTCGGCGCTCGTGAACAAGGTCGTGGACGCGGACACGTTCGACCTGCGCGTGTTCACCGGCTTCGGCACGCTCGCGGACACGCGCGTGCGCCTGCTCGGTGAGGGCGTGCTCCTGACGCCGCTCGACGCGCGCGACGACGGGGTGGACGCCTGGGAGGTGAAGGGCGAGGAGCGCGAGAAGGGCGTCGTGGCAAAGGCGCGCGTCGAGGCGCTCGTCCACCCGGGCGACGAGGTGCGCATCTTCTCGAAGCGCGGCGGGAAGCTCGACGGCCTGCGCCGCTACCTGGCGATGATCCTCGTGAACACCATGCCGGGCGGGTGGGTCAGCCTGGGCGACCTGCTCGTGGAGGAGGGCCACGCCACTCCCTGGACGCGCGCGTGACCGACCGGCGACTGGCGGGGCTCTCCCCGAAGGTCATCTGCGAGCAGCTTGAGTGGATGGCCTCGCGCGTGCGCGACATGGAGGAGGCGGCCCGCGCCCACAACTGGCTCACGCCCGCGGCGCTCGACAAGCTGACGATCATCGCCATCGCGCTCGACAAGACGCACGCCGAGGTGTCGCGTGACCTCCGCGCATGACGCTCTCCCCGAGCGCATGTCGTTCGCGGCGGTGTCGCGCTTCCTCGGCGTGCCCGTGCGCTGTCTGCATGGGAAGTACGTCAGGGCTGGGCTCCTGCCGTGGCCCGACCGCGCGACGCTGACGTGGGCGAAGGCTGACGTGCTCGCGCTCTGGCGCTGGTTCGAGGCCCAGCGCGTGGGCGACGCCAGCGTGCCTCGACCGCATCACGTCACGCACTGATCCGACGGTCGCCCTTGACATCCGCTGTGCGCTGGGCAAAGGTGCAAAGTGGTAGCGTCATGACAGGGGGTGTCATGATGCGCGTCAGGGGTCGGGGTCGGAGGCAGAGATGACCGTCGCGGATCGCTACGAGGGACAGGAGGCCGGCGCCTGCGGGTGCGGGTCCCTGCTCGTCTGGACGATGGGCGCCGACGGCCAGTGGCACGTCGCGCACGCGGACCCGGAGGCGGAGCTTGCGTGCTCGGCCATGACCGACACGCCGAGCGACGTGGACGAGGTGGCCGTCTAGGGAAGGGTGCGTTGATCGCCCCTTCAAGTCTCGGGTCGCGTTTGCTAACCTTCTCCGGCCGGGTATCCTCCCCGGCCTGAGAGGACGCGACCCGTGAGCACCGAGCAGCCGATCCCGACCCCACCCGCCTCCCTGCCGCCCATCCCCGCCGGACCTTGGCGGCGGTGGGACGGCGCCGAGGTGGTGGTCCTCCTCGTGGCGCAGTCGCCCATCGACGGCGGCTGGAGCGTCGTGTACGTCCCGCGCGGCGGGCGCGGCTGGGAGGTGTACGTCGAGCCCGCCGCGTCGTGGTCCGCCGAGGTGAAGCCCGGCGTGGCGAAGTACGTCCCGGGCGGGCCGGCGGCCGAGGTGCTCGCGCGGCGCGGCGAGAAGAACGGCGACGGCCAGGGCGCGCGGCGCATCATGCTCTCGACCGTCACCTGCGCGTACAAGGTCCCGAGCGACGAGCAGGCCGCCATCCAGATGAACGCCCAGGCCGGCATGGGCATCGGCCAGGGGATCGTGAACGCGCTCGCGTCGCAGGCGCAGCACCTCCGCGGCAACGTGCTCGTCTCGATGGTCGTGCAGGCGCAGGCCGACGGCGAGGAGATGAGCAACCTGGTCATCGCGCCAGCCAACGCGCTGCCGAAGGACCCCATCAACCGCCTGCCTCGCTGAACCGGGAGGTGGGGGGTGGCAGACGAGGCCGACACCGAGTGGTGTCTCATCTGCGAGCAGCGTCCCGCTGAGGGCACGCTGCGGCGCATCTTCGCGGACACGCACGCTCCGGTCACGCCGAACCCGCGCGGGCCGGTGCCGCGGGTCTGTCAAGGCTGCGCGGACCAGGCGCACGGGATGCCGTCGTTCTTCGCGAACGGCCGCGCGACGGCGTGGGAGTTCGTGCTGGAGGACCCGGCCCCGTGGGAGCGTCACGGGGAGCGCCACGGGGAGGAGGACCATCCCTTGTGAGCCGGCCCCGCCTGTTCGCCACCTGCAAGCGATGCAGCTTTGAGCGCGAGCACTACACGCGCGCCGACGGCACGAAGGTGTCGCCGTGCGTGATGTGCTCCCGCGAGCTTGCTGCGAAGCGCGAGGAGGCGAAGGCGGCCGACCCGGACCACGCGGCGAAGCGGCGCGAGGTGTACCGCCGCTACAACAACTCGGAGAAGGGCCGCGCCCGGCTGCACAAGCACCGCGCCGGGGAAGGCGACGACAAGGCGGCCGACGCATCCTCGCTTGACCGCGAGCGCAGCACCGGATAGCTTCCTGGCGGCTTCGCGCTGCTCTCGCGGGCCACGTACTCTCCAAGTGCCGCCCCCTGGCTCCACCAGGGGGCGGTACCCTGTACGGCCGCTTCGATGAAGTCGCGACGAGGACACTTTCCGCCCATTTCTCCCCGCGAGCCGTTGCGGTGCCTGCGCTTGGCCCCGCAAGTCGCTCTCACCTTCCGATCCAGGAGGTGCGCCGGTTCACGAGGGACCCGCGACCCGGGGCGACCGGCCGGCGCGTCGTAGGCGTCTCCGGTGGCCGCCCCGGGGGCGGGGGAACGTGGCCGAAGCCACCTCGGCGCCGTGCTTCACACCCTGTAGACGAGGGCCGATGCGCCCGCTGACGCGAGCTAGGGCTTCTTCGGCGTAGGTGTCGGTGTCCACGAGGGTTCGGTGCAGAACCGCGCCTGCGCCCACTGGAGGACACGGCGCCGCGCCACGGGGTCGTCCAGGGCCTCCAGGGCCGCCGCCACGCGCGCGAGGCAGGTCACCTCGGGGTCAGGGCCCACCCCGGTCGTCCGCGCGAGGTGGCTTATCTCATCCCGCCGGTCCGCTCGGGTGGGCGTCTCGTCGGGGAACATCCTGTCGATGGCTTCCGAAGGCACGTTGCTCATCGTGACTCTCCGGGCCACCACGCTCGCTCCGAACGGGGCAGGAGTCAAGCATCCCCCTGGCCCGGTCGGTTAGCCTGAGTCGGATCAGTCGAAGGAGAGCTACGTGAGCGAGCTTCGCACCGTCCTCGTGCCGCTGGATGAAGTCGCCGCCACCCTCCGCGCGAAGGACGCCGTGGCGCACGGCGCGGAGGGGCGCGCGTTCGAGGCCGTGTTCATGAAGGCGCTCCGCCTGCTCGGGCTCCAGTTCGAGGAGGCCGCGGGTGCGACGAGCGCCGTGTGGGACATCCGCCCGAGCGGCCCCGGCTGGTCGCCGCTCCTCGCGGACACGAACGTGAACCTCAAGATCAAGGGCACGCGGTGGCTGTTCACGGCCCGCGCGGTGTACGACGCGATGAAGGCCGGCGCGAAGAACGTGCGCGACGGCACCTGGTCGCCCTCGCGCGCATCGGCCCATGTCGAGAAGGCCGTGCGCGACGCCTTCAAGGCGAAGGGTGTCCTCGGCACCGCGTTCATGAAGCCGAAGGACGCGGCGACGCAGAAGGCCATCGACGCCGCCGTGCGCAAGAAGGACAAGGCCGCGCTGCGCGCGCTGCTCTCGGGGAAGAACTTCTCCATCAAGAAGCTCGGGCGCTCCTTCGACGTGAAGGTGGACGTGGACTGGACCGGCTTCGACTGCGAGGCCGACCCCGCGTGCGCGCGCAGCGCCGACAAGCGCGAGGGCTCGTGGCAGCGCACGGCGAAGATCATCGTAAACGGCGGCGTGCGCGCGGCCCCGTTCAACATCCGCACCGAGGTGAAGTGGAACCTCGACCCGCGGCGCGCGGCGGCCGACGGCGGGCCGGTCACGTACCCGAACATCATCTTCCGCGACTCGAACCCGGACGAGACGAAGCCGTGGCAGGCCGCGATCCTCGCGAGCGTCGAGGAGGCGCTCATCGAGGCGAGCGGCAACGAGCCGAGGCTGACCCACTCGATGTTCTCGTGGGGCGCCGTCATGAACGGGCTGGACGACGCCGAGGGGGAGATGTCGGACGCCGTACAGACGTTCGGAGACGGGAGGCGGTGGAAGGACACGCCGCCGAAGTGGGCCTCCGCGGTGTCGGACGCGATCAAGTCCATCAGCGCGCTGGACGACTGGATGAGTTCCATCGCGTGGATCGGCCGCGACATCCAGAAGCTCAACTACTACGCCGACAAGGAGAACCTCGGCCCCGAGAACGGCTTCGATACGACCGCGGGTGACAAGGCCATCGCTGCACTGGAGCAGGCGCTCGACCTGTGGAAGAAGGTGCGCGACGAGGTGCGGGCCGGGTTCGTCAAGGCGAAGGACATCTACCTCAAGGACGAGCCCGCCGCCGCGTTCTCGGTCGATGTCACGAAGAACCCCGGCCAGTACAGCGACGCCACGAAGGAGGTGGCGACGCTCATGCGCAAGCACGGCGGGGAGTGGTCCGACTTCGCGCGCATCATCAACCCGACATACGACCCGGTGTCCGAGGTGCTCATCGGCGCCATCATGCCGCTCAAGACGCGCCGCGAGCAGGACACCGCGAAGGGGCGCACCGATTGGGTCCAGGACGCGGTGTATCACTACGCGAGCGCGCTCCACCCCGATTGGGAGAGCGGCTGGCACGACATCGAGCACAAGGTCCGCGAGCTTGTCGCTTCGCTGGCGTCCGTCGTGTTCGTGTTGCCGCGCCTCGCGCACGCGATGAAGAAGGCTCCGGCTGACAAGCTCCGTGCGGCGCTCCTGACCGGCAAGGAGGTGCTCCAGAAGGACGTGCCGACGCCGCGCAAGGATCGCAACGCGTACGAGGTGTACGACCTCGGCCGCTCGGCGCTCGCGCTCGCCAAGGCGATGAACCTCAAGCCAACGCCGGCGAACCAGCTTGCCCCGAGCACGCGCCAGGTGCTCAAGAGCTTGAAGGAACTCGTGGCGGAGATGGAGGACGCCGACGCCGAGTGGAAGAAGTACCGCGAGGCGTCCGGCGCGGCGTCGGAGGAGACCTCGCGGCAGTACCGCGCTGCGGTGGACGCGGAGTTGAAGGCCACCGGCAAGTACTACTCCGACATCCGAGTGAAGTACCCGAACTACACGCCGGAGGTGGTGGAGAAGCTCTCCACGCTCCTAAACACGGCGATGCTCAAGATCATGCACCTCTATCCGAAGCTGGGCAATCGGACGGAGGCGCTGCGCGACCTTCCCATCACGGCCGACTACGGCTCGCCCATGTACCGACTGCTCACCGCCGTGCAATGGGTCGGGAAGGCGTGCGCGGGTCAGGCGCTTCGGTGGCGCGATATGCTGCGCCCGCCGCAGCTTGAGATGAGCATGTTGCTCGGCGCGAACAAGCCCGAGACGCAGGAGATGCTGCACCTCGCGTACGTGAAGGCTAGCAACGCGATGGACAACCTCTATCGCGGGGCCACGCACGAGGACACTTCGTGGCCGCGCCTCCTCGACGCGCTCAAGATCGCGACGCAGATCATCCCCCTCCTGCACACGGCCGGTGCCGAGCGCGCGGAGGCCAACCCGCCCGACTGGCAGACCGACATCGGCAAGGTCGGTCCGTGGGACTTGAAGCTGTTCGTGCCCGGCGGGGCCCGCGCCACGGAGTACAAGGACAACCCGAACAAGCTGCCGTGGGGCGCGCAGAACTACGGCGACGGGAGCCTGGTCAAGAACATCAAGAAGGTCGCGGAGTTCGCGCTCAAGGCGTTCCGCCGGGTCGGCGTGAAGGACCGCGCGCTCGCGGGCCCCATCATCGTGAAGTGGCGCGACCCGAGCAGCGAGGAGGATCAGGGCTCTCGCGGACAGCGCGCCGGCGGGTGGTACAGCCATAGCGACGGAAGCATCGTCGTCTACTTCGACATGATCGACGTGGACGCGCCGGACGTGGGGCCGGCTGACGCCACCTGGATCTTCATTCACGAGGTGGCCCATCGCGTGTACTACAAGGGCCTCACGACCAACGCGAGGAACTACTGGCACACGCTCATCCAGAAGTTGGGCGACCCCATGAGCGTGACGATGAAGAAGCTCGTGTTCTCCATCGCAGCGGAGGACGGCGGCCGGCTCTTTGACGGACAGCCCCTCGACGCATCGACCACTGAGGTTGGGGTCAACGAATGGGGCGGCATGTTCAAGCCGAAGGCCGTCATCGCTTCGGCCAACGCGAACGACCGGCACTTCGCTGAGACCATCTGGTGGTGGTACAAGGACCGCTGGCCGCACGCCAAGCTCGATGCGTGGCTCAACGCGAAGCGGTACACGAAGGAGCTTCCCACCGAGTACGCCAACATCACGCCGACCGAGGCGTGGCCCGAGGCGGTGGCGAACACGCTGCTCAAGCGTCCTCGCGCGAAGGAGGGGCGCGACACCACGCCGTTCGTGCGCGCTGTCATCCACCGGCTGCTCGGGCAGGTGCGCGAGAACGTCGAGGAGGCGACCGCGACGGCGGTGCGCAAGCCGCCGGTGCGGCGCCGCAAGAAGAAGGTGCCGAAGCCGGCGCTCGACCGCATCCTGAACTCGCAGTCCATCGAGCAGGTCGCGCAGGTCGGGCCGGTGCGCGTGTCCGTCGTCATGCGCGACGAGCCCATGCTCACGTACGACCGCTCGATGAAGCCCTCGAAGCAGAACGCCGTGAGGGCGGCGATCCGCGCGGCCGGCGCCGAGGTGGCGTACTCGGACGACATCATCGGAGATGTCATCGACAAGGTGAAGCGCGCCGTGGCGATCATGCGCAAGGGCGGCATCCCCGACCGCGCGCTGGCGGCCCGCGTGGTGTTCGACTTCACGCGGCGGATCGACGCGTACGCTGACGCCGACTACACGTACTCGATGGACGTGGTGGTGGCGAAGGTCGGCGTGGACGTGCCGACGATCATCCACGAACTGGCCCACCGCATCTGGTTCAAGGCGCTGGGCGAGCGCGGGCGCAAGGCGTGGCTCGCGTTCGTGGACTCCATCGGTGAGCCGCTCCCGGAGAAGCTCCAGGCGGTGGCCTTCGCGCTCGCGCTGCGCGAGGAGTGGGAGATTCTGGAGGAGCAGTCGGAGGACGAGGACGACTTCCGCGAGATGTGGGTCGCTACGATGACGCGCCTGGAGCACTTCATGAACAACCGCCCGCACCTGTACGCGGGTATGCCCATCGAGGAGTACGAACCGCAGAAGGTCATCGACCGCGCGCCGCAGGCCATGTTCAACAAGGCCGGCACGCTCTGGCTCGCGTTCAAGGCGCAGCACAGCACGAGCCCGCGGGAGTTCGGGGAGTGGCTCGAAGCGAAGAAGTACGCCACGAAGCTCCCGAGCGCGTACGCGAACACCGACGAGGCCGAGGCGTGGGCTGAGGCCGTGATGGACACCCTGTTCGCGAAGTGGAACGGCCTCGACCCCGCGACGCACGCGCAGGTCCGCGAGCAGGTCATGAGGCTGCTTCACCACATCCGCGAGGACGTGAACGAGGAGGACGAGGAGCCCGTGACGAAGCTCATGCCCCTGTCGGCGCTGACCGAAGCTCGGCAGTCGCTCATCGAGTGCCTGCGCAGCGCCGGGCTGGACGAGGCCGCGTTCAGCGAGACGAGCACGGCTGTCACGCTGCGGGTGCCGTCGAGCATCGCGCGGCAGTTCCCGGACAAGGGCGACACCGACCCCACGCCGGCGCACGTCACCATCCTCGTGGTGGGCGACGCGCCGACGGAGAAGTGGAAGCGCGTGCAGGAGGTGGTGCGCGACCTCGCCGCGGAGACGCGCCCCTTCCAGGCGTCGCTCGGGGACTACGGCGAGTTCAAGCCGAAGCCCGACTTCATCGTCTCGCATATGCAGGTGGAGTCGAGCGGGCTGCGCGCGTTCTACCAGCGGCTTCTCGTGGCGCTGCGCGAGGGCGGCGTGAGCTTCGAGTTGAAGTTCCCGCAGTTCAAGCCGCACGTCACGCTGTCGTACGGCGCCGAGCCGTGGAAGGGCCGCCGGCCGTCCGGCTCGTGGACGGTGGACGAGGTGGAGGTGTGGAGGGGCACGAAGCAGAAGGTCAAGATCCCGCTCGGCGTGCCGGCGAAGGTCGTGGCCGAGTCGCTGGACGAGGCGGAGGACGCCCGCATCGGGGCTGGCGCGAGCGCGCTGTACACCAACCCCTCGGGCGAGAAGTTCTGGGGCTCGCAGGGCGCCGGCGTGCTCCCGGTCGCGCGCTCGACGGGCCGCGTGCTCGTGAGCTACCGCTCGTCGCGCGTGAACGAGCCGCACACCTGGGGCGTGTTCGGCGGGGCCATCGACGCCGGCGAGGACCCCAAGCGCGCGGCCATGCGCGAGATGCAGGAGGAACTCGGGTGCTGCCGGGACGTGGACCTCATCCCCGGCTTCGTGTTCACGAGCAGCGGCGGCGGGTTCAAGTACTACAACTTCCTCGGGCTGGTCGATGAGGAGTTCAAGCCGCGCCTCGATTGGGAGACCGAGAAGGCCGTGTGGATGTCCTGGAGCGAACTCGTCGCGCTCCGGCCGAAGCACTTCGGCCTCGAAGCGTTCATGAAGAACTCGAAGCCGCTCCTCCAGAGGCACATCACCGAGTCCATGCTGGAGAGCACGATCATCGAGCGCAGCTTCACCGAGAAGGACATCCCCGAGTACTTCTTCCTGCTCACGCACCCGAAGCGCGTGAAGCTCGCGGACCTGGAGAGCGGGGTGCTCAAGGGCGTGACCGGGATCGCCGGCGACGGTCGGATCATGGCGAGCATCAACATGGGCGAGGCCGGCTTCGTCATCACCATGCCCGGCGCTGCGACCGTGAAGCTCAACAAGCTCTCGCGGGTCATGTACGAGAACCCGGAGTACTGGGTTCAGGACGACTTCAAGGCGGCGAAGCGCGTGCTCAACAGTCACGACGCCAAGAGCGCCGGCGGGAAGATCCTTCGCAACGCGCACGAGAAGGCGCGGAAGCGCGGGCTGTTCCCGGACACGCTCGGCGTTCGTGAAGTCCCGTTCGAGTTCGACTCGTGGGGCGACGCGCCGGTGCGCAACCTCGCGGCGTGGGCGCGCCGCCTTGCGCAGAACGCGAAGAACGTCGCGGCTGCGCGGCGGAAGGCCGATCCGCAGTACGGCTGGCCGTACGCCGACAAGATGGCCGCGCTCACCGAGAAGGACTGGATGGAGTTCATCAAGCTCGGCACGGCGAAGCTCGCGGACCGCTTCGTCATCGAGGGCGAGTGGCTCGTGAAGGACGGCCAGCTTCGCCTCCCGCCCGGGACGGACATCCGCGTGATGATCCCGGACCACCCGCGCGAGGCGGCCGAGGTGGAGGAGGTGCTGGCGAAGATCCCGGCGAAGTACCCGGTGCAGCGGTTCTCGCAGCAGGAGTGGGGCGAGACGTTGAAGGCCATCCGCGACGAGGAGGCCGCGCGCTGGTCGAAGGTCTACAACGAGGGCGTGACCGAGGCCCAGATGTGCGACATGCCCATCTACGGCGGGCTCCCCTCCTCCGGCGACTTCTCCTCGGCCACCGAGTACGAGATTGGCGCCCAGCGTGCCGCGTGGCAGCGGTACCTCCGCGTGTTCAAGGGCAAGCCCGGCCCGGAGCACCTCTCGATGGGTCAGAAGGAGATTCCCGAGGAGGAGCGCGTCTACCCGTTCGACCACCCGCTGGCCTTCGAGCCGTGGGCGAGCCAGCTTCGCGAGCGGGCCTTCCTCCTCGACCGGCTGCGCTCGCTCGGCATCACGAAGAAGTACCGCGTGGTGTTCGTGAAGCGGGCCGACTTCAAGGCGGCGCAGCGGGCGTGGTGGGCGGCGCGCGACCGCGCGAAGCAGGAGGACCCCACGCCGGCGTACCATCCGCCCGAGGGCGCGGTCGTGGAGAACGCGAGCGCCGACGTGGCGGACGTGTTCGCCGTGCTCAAGCACGCCTTCGATGACGGCGTGTGGGACGGGCTCCCGTGGGACGACCTGCGCAAGCGCACGCGGCTCCCGAAGGACCGGCTGCGCGGGGCGCTCGACACGCTCGTGAGCCGTGGGAAGGCGGTCCGCAACAAGGGGCCCGACGGCGTGGTGCGCGCCCGCGTGCGCCCCGGCGCGAGCGAGGAGGAGGGGCCCAGGGCCACGCTCGCGGACGCGGCCCCTCGGGTGGTCACGGTCCCCCTGGCGAGCCTCACGTAGCCGCCAGGTACCTGGTGAGAAGGACCCCTCCCACCACCTCGCCCTCTCCCAAGAAGGGGCTCGTCCCGGGACCCCATGCTACCACTTTGCGCGTACATCAAGCTCGTGAGAGCTAAGTACGAAGAACTATTCTGTTTAGAGTACGTACCTGCCCACGATGACAGGGGGGAGGGCGTGAGGTAGGTGCGCGTGTCCTGGCGATGTGATACCACTTTGCAGTCTGGCTCAGGAGGTGGTCGTGAGTGAGCGCATCCCCGAGGGCGTGCATCGCCTTCTGGAGTCGATTGGCAAGGGCTCGTTGGGGATGTTCCAGCGGCTCACCCCGGCGGGGCGGCACTACTTCCTCGCGAAGTTCGACCACCTGCTCACGGACCCCGAGGCGCGGAAGGCGCTGTACTCCATCGACTATGACCGCGTGCCCCCGGACGTGGACACGTTCCTCGACCACGCGGACTACCTCGGCGGGACGGGCTTCGAGCTTTACCCCGGCTGGCGCCCCGTGCTCCGCGCCGCGTGCGCTCCCGGCTCGCGGATCAGCGAGTGCATCTTCACCGGCGCCCAGGGCCGCGGAAAGACGAGCGCGGCGATGGTCGCGCTCGTGTACAAGATCATCCGCTTGTCCTGTCTGCGCGACCCCGCCGTGTTCTATGGCCTGGCGCCGCGCACGCAGATCGTGTTCGGTCTGTACATGGTCACGAAGAAGCAACTCGCGAACACGGGCTTCTACATGATCCGTGACCAACTCATCGACAACATGGCGTACTTCAAGGACGTGTTCCCGCGCTCGCCCTTCGGCAAGGAGAACGTGCTGTTCTCGCACGGCGACAAGAACATCATCATATCCACGTCCTCGAAGGCGTGGCACGTCCTCGGCGTCTCGCTGTTCGCGGTTGTGGCCGACGAGATGAACTACTACGACCAGGGCCAGGCCACGGCGGAGTCGGCGCGCGAGATTGTGACCGAGTGCTCCTCGCGTCTGGAGTCGCGCTTCCTGGACGAGCACGGCGACATCCCTGGGCTCGCCATCTTCATCTCGCAGACGCGCACCGAGGCGGACTTCCTGGAGCAGCGCGCCCAGACTATGAAGGGCACGGCGCACGTCCTCGTGGACCGCGGCCCGCGCTGGGAGCGCGGCTCGCCCAAGCCGTACAAGAACCTCGCGACCGACCAGGCCCGCGCCGGCGCGAAGTACCTCACCGAGACGATGGTGGGGAAGGTGCCGAGCTTCCGCGTGTTCCGCGGCTCGGAGACGGCGGAGCCGCGCATCCTCGACAACGTGGCGCAGCAGGCCGACGGCTCGTGGGCCGTCGAGCCCATCGACCGCGCGGACAAGCCGCAGGACTCGCTGGTCATCTACCCCCCTGTGAACCACTTCAAGCGGTTCCGTGAGGACATCTACGGCGCGCTCCGCCTCGTGGCGGACTGCCCCTCGAACACCGCGAACCCGTTCTTCCCGCGGCGCGAGGTCATCGAGGCCGCGTTTGACTCGACGCTCATCCACCCCTGCACCATGCAGACGGTGCGCTGCTACGAGAATCAGCCTGGCGACTTCCGGCTCGCGGAGGTGTTCCAGCACGAGAAGGTGACGAAGGTGTACATGGGCCGGCGCGCGGCGATCCGCCACCCCGAGGCGCCGCGGTACATCCACCTCGACCCGGCCTCCGGCGGCTCGGGCACGCACAACTGGTTCGGCCTTGCGATGGTCCACCCGGCGCGCTTTGCGGTCGTGGAGCGCCCCAACCGCCCGAGCGATGACTACGACCCGGCGGAGGTGGGCGAGGGCTTCGTGGCGAAGGACGTGGAGGTGGACTTCTACATCCGCCTCGACGCCGGCCCGCGCGGCGAGCCCATCGACTTCAAGAAGGTGCGCCGCTTCATCGAGTGGCTCCGCCGCGTGGGCTTCTGGGTTCGGAAGGTCACGGCGGACGGCTGGCAATGCCTCGCTGCCGGCACGCTCGTATCCACGGATCGCGGGATCATCCCCATCGAGGAGGTACGCACGGGGGACCGCGTGCAGTCGCGCTCCGGCGCGCGTCCGGTTACCAAGACGTGGGCCTTCGGGCGGCAGCCTACGTTGATTCTGCGCACGCAGCACGGTGACAGGCTTGAAGGCACAGGTCGGCATCGTATCGAAGTTCTGGGCGGATGGGACTACGGCGCGGAGCAGCGCGAGCGCAAGACGCTCGGTAGCGCCGGACGTGTTCCTGTGTGGGTGTGGCGCAGATTCGATGAAATCCGCGTCGGAGACGTGGTGCGTGTGTGGGATCGGCCGACGGACTTGGACGCCCCACCTGCGGTGCTCGCATACTCCGACCCCGGAGAGTTGGGCAAGCGCGTCCGCGGTGGTCCCCCCTCGTCAATCGACTCGTGGGCGTTCCCCGAGAAGATGACCTATGAGCTTGCTGAGTGGCTCGGGCTCGTGTGGGGAGACGGGCACATCAACGAGGACAGCGTCGTGGTGACGGTCGAGTGGGAGGATGTCGATGATGCTTGCGCGGTGTTCGAGCGGTTGTTCGGCGTGCCGTTCCTGCCGCACAAGGGGCGTGACTCGTCCACGGTCGTCGGCGTGTCTGCGCGATGGCTTACTCGGTGGATGGCGCTCAACGGCTTCGTCAAGCCTTTGATCCCGTCACCGATCATGCGTTCGGGGAAGAACATCAGGGCAGCGTTCTTGCGCGGCTTATTCGCGACTGATGGATCCGTGAAGGCCCGCGATGGTCAGGTGTCGTTCTCGACGATCCACTATGATCTGGCGCAGCAGGTTCGCATCGTCTTGATGGAGGATTGGGGGATTGGCTCTTCGCTCACGACGCGCTCTCATGATAGGGATGGATGCTTCGTGCGCGATGGATCAGAGCACATCGTTAGTATTCGAGGCTCGCGCGCGCAGTTGATGGAGGCAGTCGGATTCTCGTACACGCGCAAGGCGGATCGGTTGGCGGAGCACATCGCACGAGATGGGCGTCGGATCTTCACGAAGATCGAGTCCATCGAGCAGGGAGAAGCGGAGGTGTTCGACCTGTCTGTAGACGGTGACCCGTCCTTCCTGGCGAACGGAATCGTCAGTCATAACAGCTTGGAGACGCTCCAGCGGCTCCGCGACAAGGGTTTCATCGCGGACGGGCTCTCGGTGGACCGCACCTCGAAGCCGTACACGCTCGTGCGCCAGGTCATGAACGAGGCGCGCCTCGCCATCCCCTTCCCGCAGGGCTACGGGCCCGAGCGGTGGGGCGACTCGGAGCAGGCGCTCCGCCGGGTTATCCTGTTCAACGAGCTTGCGGGCCTGGAGCACGACGTGGACAAGGACAAGGTGGACCACCGCGACCGGAACCCCGACGGCTCGCCGGGCTCGAAGGACATCGCGGACGCGCTCACCGGCGCCGCGTTCACCTGCTTGCTGGACGAGGTGGCTCCGGGCGACAATCCCGACGCAGGGAGCAACGGACGGCGGATGGTGGAGGAGCGCCTCGGAGGCTTCCTCGGCCAAGACATCGTGAAGAAGTACCTGCCAGGAGTGTAAGCATGGCGACCCCGATCAGCGCAGTCCTCCAGGGCACCCTCACCGGCGCGACCGCGCAGGGCGCTCTCACCCCCATCCCCCTCGCGTACCAGCTTTCGGCCCAGGGCGGCCATCAGCAGAACAACGCTCAGGTGGAGGCGGGCGAGACGAAGGTGGTGACCATCCCCACGAACCTCGCCGGGCCGGTCGCCAGCCCGAACCCGCAGACCATGCTCGTGGTCACCTGCGACGTGGGCAACGTGAACATCACGCTGAACTCGCTCGGCGTGGCGGTCGGCCCGTTCAACTTCACGAAGCCGGGCGGCGTGCTCGTGCTCCCGGGGCGGATCAACAACCTCCCCGTCTCCGACCTCTCCATCCAGAACGCCGGCACGCAGCGGGCCACGGTCAGCTCCACCGCCCTCTACGGCTTGTGACCTGTGGCCCGCGAGAACTGGAGCAAGCCCACCCTGGCGCAACGCCGGAAATGGCGCGCCGCTTCCGACGCGCGGAATCGCGAACGTCGCCGCGAGCAGAATCGGCGCGCGTACTTTGCGCTACGCGCCGAGGTGCTGCGTCACTACGCTGGGGGAACCGGGCCGGCGTGTCGGTGCTGCGGCGAGGAGATGATGGAGTTCTTGCAGTTGGATCACGTCATGGGCGATGGGGCAGCGGATCGTCGGAGCAAGACCGGGAAGATGCCGCACGCACACGCGCTCAAGAAGGCAGGATTTCCCAATGACCCGCCGCTGCAAGTGCTGTGCGCGAACTGCAACGCCGGGAAGCGGGTCGGCCGTTACTGCCCGCACGAGATGCAGCGCGGAGTCTCGATAGACGGCGTGACGATTCCCGACGAGCTTCGCGGGCGGTTCGCTCCGCTTCATCGCCTGCGCGTGGGGAAGAACGTCGCTCGCGGAACGGAGCATCCGAACTCCAAG